GGTAACCAGGTTATTAACCCAGTTACAGGTCAGATCACTAACGAAGATATTGCTCAACTTAACGTGTTGGGTGAAGAGGACACCACTATTGAGACCTTCTCTGAGTTGGTTCTTACAGATAAACTAACCGTAATTGGTGGTGCATCTAACCAGTTGGAGTCTGTATTCTCTGGTCCTGTTACTTTCCAGAAGAAAGTTACATCCCAGAATGAGATACAGTCCCTTAAGTACACATACTCCAACGATGATGGTACTGTTCTGAAGCAGACATTCCTCGCTGAGGAATTAAATGGTCTACCTGACCTTGCTGGAGGACTAGCATTTAATAATGGTGATATTTGTTATAACATTGATTGGACCCCTGGCAATGCTATGGGATGGATATATGATACTGGCACATGGTATAAGTTTGGTATAAGTGATAGCACACCTATAGTTTCTAACAGATACTCTGGTGTTACACATTATGGTATCGGCATGGCACCTGATGCTTCTAATCGTATGAAGATTAGTGGCAACACATATCTTGATGGTGATTTAGATGTTACTGGAAAGTATGGTTGTGCAGATAAATATACTTTAGCAACTGGTATTGCTAACAGTAATACTGGTGTCACATATAATGGTAATGGTGCAACTCAGACGTTTAATATTTCGCCTGGACACACTGCATTCTCACTTTTAGTATTCCTAAATGGTGTTGCTCAAGTTCCTGGTGTGGATTATACAGTCACAGGTAATGCTGTTGACTTTAGTATATCTGCTCCACCTGCAACTGGTGACACGATTCAGATCCGTGAACTTGTTATTTAATTTCACGAGCGGTTAAAAAATGTCAACAAAGATTATAGGTAATCAGATTGATGCTGCGACTAGAGCAATTATAACTGCTCTGACAGTCACAGAACAAGTCAATCTGCCAGAACTTAATCAGACAGCAGTTAATGCCTTAGGTACACCTGCATTTGGTACCTTAATCTTTAACTCTACTGAAGATGAAGCACAAATCTGGCGACAAGATGTATCTGGTGCACCAGGTTGGGCATCTGTAGGTGGAGGTGGACCTTCTATTGGTGAGAATAGTATAGTACGTACGAATGGTACTACTATATCAGAGAACTTAACAATAGGTCCCACAGCAAATGGTGGTCCTGAGTTTACAAACGGTTTCTCTGCTGCTCCTATAACTATTGCTAACGGTTACACAGTCACGATTGAGACTGGTGCTCAATGGACATTGATAGGTGTAGACGAAGATCTAACTTCTACTCGTTTCTTTAACTACGCTGCTATTAATAATCAATTAAGATTAGTACCAGGTGCACATTTAGAATTCGGTCAAACAAAAGAAAGATTAATTGCTTTCTCTAAGAGTGGTACTGTTAATTTAGATCATAGTCAAGCAAACGTATTTGTTACACAGAACCCTACAGGATATAATGGTAACTTTACTATAAACTTTCAGAATGTACCTACATCAGGTGGTTTTGTTTATGCTTCTACAGTAATGGTTAGACAGGTAAATGGTACTGGTTACGCTAGTAACATACGAATCAATGGTTCTGACCCTCTATTCATGTATTGGAATAATACTAGTAGAGAGGTTGGTCCAAACTGGGATGTATACCAACTACAGTTCTTCCTAGATGGAGGATGGATAGTAATGGGTATGGAAACCAAGTATGAATAAGGAGATTTACTATGCCGATTGGAGTTAATAAAGTTGGATTGATGGGTGCTACTGGTGGAGGTGGTGCTGGCGCATCATTGATCCAATCTGCATCAGGTGGTAGTCAATGGAATGGTACTAATTCTAGACAGGGTGGTATGCCTGTTAGATTCCATAGATTTCAGTCTGGTGGTACTAATGGATTCCAAGTAAACGATATATCAGGTACTGGTGAAGCACTCTTGTATGTTTGGATGTGGGGTGCTGCTGGTGGTAGAGGAGGACAAGGTGGTAATAATGGTGGATCTGGAGGTGCATCATACTCTGAGATCATTACGACTGCTGGTCAATACTGGGTCGCTGCTGTAGGCAGAGGCGGTGGTGGAGGATCAGGATGTCATGGTTGTTGGGGTGCTGGATCTGGAGGAAATAATTCTACATCTTATGGTAATGGAGCACTAGGAATGTACCCTGCCTGTGGAGGTTGCTCTGCTGGTGGTGGAGGTGGAGGTGCTGCTTCTATCTTATACATAGCAAACACTAACCGAGGAAGTATTCGTCAAGTCGCTGGTGGCGGCGGTGGCGGCGGTGGTCGAGAAGGTTGTGGTGGTGCTGGACATGGTGGTGCTGGTGGACAAAACGGTGCTGGTGGATCATGTGGTGCAGGTGGCGGTGGTTGCTGTGCACAGTCGTCAACAAATGCTCCTGGTTGTGGAAGACCAGGTGGTGACCGCTCTGGTGGCGGTGGAGGAGGCGGCGGTTGGTACGCTGGAAACTGTGGTGGTGCACCAGGATGTGACTGTCATGGAGCAGGTGGAGCAGGAGGTGGATCCTCTTGGACTGGATATGATTTCCAAGGTAATTCTGCCATATGGAATGGTAACTATGGAACTGTTGGAAACAGTGGAGAAGGAATAAGAAATGGTGCTGGACAGAACAATGGTGGCACTGGTAACATAACTATTGCATACGAGATACAACAATAATGGCATTTCGAGACGTTAAAGGTGTAGAAGAGATAGTAAAGTGGCATATTAATGTCACATTTATTATGGATGAGAAGCGTGTCGAAATCTCCAGAGATCTGGTACACTTTGAGGATATAATATTTGGTTATTATTTTCTAGAGGATGGAGTATATGATAGAGAATTTGCTTCTGACTTTCATTATGGTATGACTATTAGTGGAGAGAATGGTGATATACTATTCACTAAAGAGACCAAAGGTCCAGAGATGTCTGATCAGAAATGCATAGAGGAGTTCGTAGCACATGTACCTCGCTCATGCATTGGAACTACACCATTGTGTACCGTTTGGGCAATTGAGAACGGTGAGCGTGTAGAAAAAAGTTTTGGGTTACAACTGTCTACAGATGGTGACAACCCACGTGGTGATGGGACTAAGTTTGCAAGGGAAGCACCCAATGTCATGACTTACGAACCTATAGATCACTCATTAGCAGAAGCATCTGCTAACAGTAGAGGTGATTACTTCCCAACTGATGAAGAGTGGGCAGCACATCAACAGTGGATGCCTGCAACTCCATTAGACAGACCTGTCGATCCTAATGCTGGTAAAGACTTAGGTGACGCTGGTGAGTTGGGTGAATAAATAAATAAGAAGGGGAAGCAACTAACAAATGACTAGATTAAACGTATCACAAGTAAAAGACCTCGGAGGACAAGGCGGAATGTCGTTCTCTGGTGGTGCTATTACTGCCAACGGTTCCCTGACTGTACAGCATATCGTTATTAATGGAACGATGTCTGGATCCTCAGGATATATTATTCCATCACAGTCTGGAAAGGGTGGTGATTATCTATATACTAATGGATCTACTATCTCATGGGATACAGTTTCCTCTGGTGCTGGTATACCTAATGGTATAGCAGTATATAATGGTAATAGTACATGGAATAAACCATCATGGTGTAACCGTATATGGGTTAAATGTACTGGTGGTGGAGGAGGAGGTTCAGGATATGGTGAATCTGGTGCTGCTGGAGCACATACTGAATCATTTGTTGACGTTGCTAACATCAACTCAATTTCCGTCTCAGTAGGCGGTGGTGGCGGGGGAACTAATTACTCAGGTCGTGCTGGTAATGGAGGAACCTCATCATTTGGTAACTACTGCTCATCAGGTGGAGGTCAAGGTGCCAATAGAAACCAACAGCACGATGGTGCTTTAGGTGGTAACCCTAACCAAGGATCTGTTAAAGTATATGGTGGATCGTCTCAAGGACATAGAAACCCTCCAGGTCTAGGACATGGTGGTGACAGTTTCTGGGGTGGATCATCTCCTACTTCACACAGACAACAGCAATGGGCACAGAGATATCGTGGTCATGCAGCATGGGGTGCAGGAGCATCATCATGCAGAAATCGTGAACGTGGTGGCGATGGTCGTCAAGGCATCATCGTTGTATATGAGTTCATGTGATTCTTATAAATAACAAAGAAGGAGACAGAGTAATCAATGAGTACCCTAAAAGTTAGTTCTATACGTGACCTGTCAGGTTCTGGTGGATTAGATTTATCCTCAGGATCTATTACCGTGAATGGGACTCTGACCGTTAGTAATATTAGTATTAACGGAACGATCTCTGGATCATCAGCACAGGTTATACCCTCAGTCAGTGGACAATCAGGTAAGTATCTGAGCACTGACGGTAATAGCATGTCTTGGGCAACCATACAAGGTGGTGGTGGACCTAAGTCTATTTCAGTTTATAATGGTGGTTCTACTTGGAACAAACCCTCAGGAGTTAAGAGGATTTGGGTTAAGTGTACTGCTGGAGGCGGTGGTGGATCAGGTTATGGAGAATCTGGTGCTGCTGGTGCCCACACCGAAAGTATTGTTAATGTAGAAAACATTAACTCCATCTCTGTCTCTGTTGGTGGCGGTGGTGGTGGTAGTAACTACTCTAACCGAGCAGGTAATGGTGGTACTTCATCCTTTGGTAACTATTGTTCATCAGGTGGTGGACAGGGTGCTAACAGGAACCAACAACATGAAGGTGCTTTAGGTGGTAACCCATCTCAAGGATCTGTTAGAGTATATGGTGGTTCTTCACAGGGACACCGCAACCCACCAGGATTAGGTCATGGTGGTACTTCCTTCTGGGGTGGTTCTTCACCAACATCTCATAGACAGCAACAATGGGCACAAAGATACCGTGGTCATGCTGGTTGGGGTGCAGGTGCTTCATCCTGTAGGAACAGAGAGCGTGGCGGCGATGGTCGTCAGGGAATTGTAGTAGTTTACGAATTCGAATAAAATGAAAAAAGCACTAGTCCGTTGTGACGGATTCATTACAGATCTAGTAGAACCAGGTGAAGAGTTCGAAGTCTACACTGGTCCTGGATCAGGTCTAAAATGGATTGACATCCCCGATGATGCCAATGATGAATGGAAACTGGAATTGGGTGAATGGATACCTGATTTTGAGTTCCATAATCCTGCTACTGTAAGAGAAGTTGCTTACGGTGATCCTGGATTGCAATTAAGTATGCTATACTCAGATATAAAGAACGGAGTATTTGGTGATGCAGCAAAAGAAGGTGAATTCTTTAAGCATATCTCAAATGTCAAAGAGACATGTGAACCTGTCGAGTATGAAGATGTAGTGGAAGAAGATGAGAAAGGTGAGCAGGTCACTGTTAAGAAGCAAGTACTTCCAGATGCACCATTCCCACATGATGAGAATATGCCTGCATGGTTGACTCCTACTGAATTAGATGACGAGACTCAAAGAGAATTTAAAATAGGTGTATACGACCCAGATTACAACAAGACTGACGCAAATTAATTAAATTATTTTTCATTATGAAAATTCAGAATGTATTGATTGTAGGTGGTGGAACCTCTGGTTGGTTTACTGCTGCCTCTCTCCTTAAATTATGTCCTCATATTAATGTTTCTTTGATTGAGAGTGAAGATCATCCCATCATAGGTGTTGGTGAGTCTACTCTTGGACAAATTAATGACTTTTTCCATCTCCTAGAACTCAATGATGATGAGTGGATGAGGGAAACAGGGTCAACCTATAAGGTAAATATTAGGTTTAACGATTTTTATAAAGAAGGAGAGACTTGGGACTACCCATTTGGTACATCTCATGAGAGAATGTATGAGATGCAACATGGGTGGATGTCATGGTTTGCTCTGAATTATCATAAACCAGAGAAGTTCCACCGAGGTACGTTTGCTACTACCTTTAATAGTGTGGGACATCTTGCTAAGTACAATAAATTAACTTGGCAGGATAGGGTATGGAACCCACAATCTGATAGTGCATACCATATGGATGCTACTAGAATGGGTCAATGGTTTAAGAAGAATAGATGTAAGAGTATAGTTGAGAAGGGTAACTATCATACAGGTACAGTTGTAGGTGCAACCAAGGATGAACATGGGTTCATTAAAAGTGTTGTTACTGATGATGGTAGGCATTTCGAAGCAGATATGTTTGTAGACTGCACTGGGTTTAAGTCTCTATTATTAGAACAAGAACTAGGTGTACCATTCCATTCATTCCATGCTAATGATGGTGGTTGTCTATTGTCTGATAGAGCAATTGCTACTCACATGCCACATGCTGAGGATGATGAGAGTCCTGATAGTTATAGAAAGAGAGAAGTAATTAACACTACTAACTGTACTGCCATTGAGAATGGATGGACATGGGATGTTCCTCTATGGGATAGAGCAGGTGCAGGGTATGTACACTCTAGTGACTTTGCTACAGTAGAAGAGGCAGAAGGTCAGTTATATAATTATCTTCTTAAGACAAGAGGTAAGAAGAGAGCAGATCAAGCAGAGTTTAAGACTATTCCATTCAGGAGTGGTAAGCATGAGAAATCATGGTATAAGAATGTATGTGCAGTTGGTCTATCTAATGTGTTTGTAGAACCATTGGAAGCAACTGGTCTCTTGTGTACTCATGAACAGATTCTTAGATTATGTACTGCATTATCATCACGTGAGGGTCTAATCACTAACTCAGAGAAACAGATGGTTAACCTAGTTTGTGATCTTGAGATCGAAGGGTTTAAGAACTTTGTTGCATCTCACTATGCATTCACTGCACGTGAGTCACCATACTGGAGAGCAGTGTCTGAAGATATTGATTACGACTTTACAACAGGATTTAATGATAACCTCTTTGTTAGGTATGCTAGTGAGAAGTATGTTGCCAATGAAGTCATATATAATGGGCAGACGTTCGATGATCATAACGATGGTCCTCGTTATGTTGCTGCTGGTATGGGATTTAATCCAATATGTAAGCACACATTGGAACTAAATAAGATACACAACCAAACCATGACTGACTTAACACCTGAGTCTATGGATGAGGATGAGAAAAGGATTGACGAATGGAATGAAGAGATGTATAATTACTGCATGAGTATTCCAACATCCTACGAGTTCCAGAAAAACACTATTTACAAGGAAGATTATGTCTAAAGAGAATCCATCACTACCTGATTTCGAAGATTTGCCTGAAGTAGATCAGACTGATACAGAATTATCTGAATCTGTTGCTACAGTAGAGAGTGAGAAGGAAGCAATCACATCGTTTGATGATCTCTGGATGAATCTTAGATATCAACACAGAGAGAAGTTTAAGAAATATGCTGACATGCAGTCATCATTGAGTTCTATGTCATTTGATAGGCAAGAGACTCGTATTGACTTTACTGAACTTAATGAACTCAGAGATGAGATTGTTAAGTTGGAAGGTGGCATGGAGACCATGAACATCCAACGTAGACTACTACGTAATGAGGATCCAGAACCATGGGTAGAGTCAGAGATCAAGAAGACAAGGATCAAGGTTAGAACAAACTCACCAAACAGTAAGAAAAAAGGCACGGATGCGTATAAGGAATATACTGAATGGCAAGGTACAGATAATCCAGACATGAATAAAACAGTGTAATGCTCAATCTAGATTATGTGTTCCCTCAACCTATATGGTGGACGGATCTTGATATTGATTTAGAAAAACTACAAGAGATTGTCTACGACATTGCTAAGTCAATGCCTGGTAAAGGCAGATCTAATCGGGGTGAACTGAACTATCAGTCCCCCGATTTCTATGCTGAGAAGGTAATAGCAGAGCAAGACGATGAGTTTTCACGTCTGCTTACTTTAATTAAAAAGCATGGTCAAGAGGCATTCGATAGTTATGAGGCACAGGTGACTCATCTTGAGTTCGCTAATGTATGGATCAACATTAACAACAAGGGTGGTTACAATGAGACACATACACATCCAGGTGCCTTGATGTCTGGTGCATTTTATGTTAAAGTACCAAAGGAAGGTGATTCAGGTAGTATTGTATTTCATAGGAACCCAATGGAAGCATATACTATACATTCATTGGGATTGGCAGAGGATATGAGTACAGCAGAGGAACTACATACCTTTGCTACATGGACATATCCACCTACAGAGAATAGGTTAGTACTATTTCCTGCATGGATGCCACATGGTGTAAGAGAGAATGAAACTGATGAAGATCGTATAAGTATTTCTTTTAATCTCATTCCCAATAGGGAACAACGTAATTTCACTGATATTATTAAGTCTCATGCCAGTAGAGAAAATTGATAACGCATACTATGCCGATAATAATACAGGTGTAGATATAAATGGTGATAGGATCGATGTACATCGTAATTTCCACTCAGTTGGCATGGAAACAGTTAATGTGTTTCCCACACCAATATGTACAGGGAAAATAGTCCCAACTGACACACAGTACCATGATGCAAATGTATTTTTGGATGGTCTATGGGATGAAGCAAAGCGTGGTGCATGGGCAGCAGAGACGGGACTATCAACGGGTGAGTTAGAGCATGGACAAGAATTATATGAGAATCCTGTATTTGATTGGTTGACCATGCCTATGTTGACAGCAGTCAAGGAATACTGGATCGACGTGGTGCAATATCGTAGGGACTATCACATGTATATTGATAGCATGTGGGCAAACCTTCATGATGAAGGAGACACAACGGGTGAGCATTCACATGTTAACGGGTATTGTAAGTCACATGTGTCATGTGTTTATTACTTGACCAAGGGGTCACAGGGTGGTGAGATTTGTTTTAAAAATCCATTAGAGTATATTCATAGACTATGCCCACTTGATGCAGCATATGATTCAGTGGACAGACATAGTGGACCAATGTATGACTGGCACATGCTACAACCAAGACAGTTTGAGTATGTTATATTCCCATCATGGTTACCTCATAAGACTAGACCTAATGGTCCTGATGAACGAATTGCTATCAGTATGAACTTCAGTGGATTTCCACTCGACCCAACTCACGGTGATTTTGGTCATGTTGATGATTTGGAAGGAGAGCATTGTTCATGAAGTCCTTGATGATGCCATTTCTCAATCCTGAGTCATTTTATACTGATGATACACCACGTATTTTTCGTGATTGTCTCAAGGATCCATCACAATATGTTACATGGAGTGATGTTGAGAAATGTATGAACAACCCATGGCATTTTAGATGCTGCCTACTGAACCCTGATGGACGTAGGTTAGAACTCACTCAACGATTTGAGGTATGGTATGAGAATCAGTTCCCACTTAAAGAGGAATTATTCCAAGGTATTGATGAAGGACTGACATTTACTATAGAACAGTATGGTCATTACAATCCAGCAGTAGATAATTTACTAGAAAATATAGAGGCAAGGTACGATTGTAACTGTGATGCACATATATTTGGCAATGCTAAACCTAATGGTGTGTCATTTGGTGCACATTGGGATATTCCTCCTAATTTAATTTGTCAGATAGAGGGTACAACACGTTGGCAGGTATTTAAAAATAGATGTTCTAGCATGATTAAGATGACAGACAATCCATACCTACCAGATAAGCATGATGAGGTGTTGGATGTGGCAATTGATGACACTCTTAATCCAGGTGATGTGTTATACATCCCATCAAGGACATATCATAAACCACATCCAGGTGATAAGAGACTGAGCATGAGTATACCAATGTCATTCCCACGTGACACTGATAGTGATAGGAGACAGTATGCAATTAACTTCTAGTTATCCATTACCTCAACCAGTGGTGGATCAATTGGATGAGATATGTACATCTACCACCTTCCCATGGTATTTTCTCAAGGACACTACATTCCTTGATGAACCATCCAAGTATAATAATCAGACAAGTTTCTCACATGTACTGATGATGGACTATGAGGTGGTGAGTCATGAGTATCCATACTTTGAGAGTGCACTCAAGATAATATCACAACAAGCAGGTCAACCATTCACAGACATATATCGTGCACGTCTTGGATTATTATATCCTGATGGTAAGGCACATCATACACCACACATAGATTTTGAGTTTCCACATACTGTAGCATTATATTATGTGAATGATGGTGATGGTGATACTCATTTCTTTGAGAACAGCATGACTATCAACAAGGCAACACCATCTAAAGGTCGAATGATAGTATTTGATGGACTGCGTAAGCATGCATCATCTAGTCCTACTGAAGGAGTGAGAATAGCACTGAATGTTAATTACAAACCCAGAGTTTCTTAATCCTGATATCTATAGGACAGATGATAGACCTAGGGTATGGCGTGGTGTTATATCATTAGGTATCGTCACATGGCAGGATGCCCAGGATGCCCTGAATCAACCATGGAATCATATAGTCACAGTCATAGGTGATGATGGTAAACGCATAGAACTTGATACAGTAGAGGAACCATGGTGGTATAAAGGTATTAGTAAGAAGGAAGAACTCTTCCACCTTGCCAACTCTGGATATACTGTTAATATATGTCAGTACGGTCATGGTAATACTCATGTTGAGCATTTACTAGCAGAGATAGAGCAGTCATTTGATGGATGCTGTGACTGTCATATCTTTATTACAAATGGTAAAGACAACAGACATCCATCATTCTCACCACACTGGGATCACCCATCTAATTTTATAATACAAATGGAAGGGCACACTCGGTGGCAGGTCTACAAGAACAGAGCATCTGCATTGATACCACTATCAGATACTAATGCTCAAGTCAATCCTGATGATTTGGAAATAGACATAGACACTGTACTAAATCCAGGTGATCTGCTATACTTTCCTAGTAGGGCATATCATAACACCAGACACACTCTTGGTAGCAGATTGTCATTGAGCATTCCACTCTGGTCACCCAAGAGATGTGAGTGCAGTGACCGTAGTTACTACACCTTAGAGCGATCATAATTGTGATCAGTTTCTCTAAATAATAACATGTACCACCACAAGCAGATGAACTATGCGGAAGTAGGGTGTTTAACCTTACAAGAAGAACACAGAGAGATTATTAAGAAGGCACTTTTCTATTTACAGAAAGAGTGCTATACTAAGTATGGGAAAATTTCTGATGAGAAACGGAGATTAATTAGTGAAATTGCCACCGCCCTCCATCTCGAACCTAAGAGTTGAGGACAACTTCTTAGAGGAGACAGATCACAAAGAACTGTTAGCATTGTTGACATCATGGGAGTTCCCATGGTTCTATCAACAGACACTAACTGCTGGTCATGATGATCTACAAGCATTTGGATTTAACCATTGGTTAAGTGCTGAGGAACACCCTGCTTATGCGAACCTGGTCACTCAGATGGAATCTGCCCTCGATGCCTGTAAATGTTTGCGTGTTCGTGCAGACATGACATTATATAATCCTAATGGTTATCAGCATGCATATCATGTAGATTCTGAAGAGGATCACATGGTGTGTATATACTATGTAAATGATAGTGATGGTGATACATTAATCAGACAGGATGAATTCCATGAGGTGTGGCATGTACCACCTAGAGCGAACAGACTATTAATATTCCATGGTAAATACTATCACACAGGACACTCTCCTGTTAAACATAAGTCAAGGATTCTAATCAATGCTAACTTCACTGTATGAATAGTACAACCTATCACATATACAAGGATGGACAAGTCCTTGCTCACTCACTTGATGAAGATCAGGTTGAGAAACTCAAAGAACTACTACATATAGAACCTGAGGTAGTTCCAGTCCACGAACCAAATCACGACATCGAACCTAGTTACTAATTATTATGACTGATTCTAACATTTTATCTGCGAATCTTGAGGATGCAATAGATCATGAAACCTATGGATTATTCATGACTCCAGTAACAAAATATGGTATGTCAGAATTCATTGATCCATGTTTAGAATGGTGTAAGAATCAGGATTTTGTTGATGTTGCTGAAAGACAAGTATTATGTCACAATGTGCAACAAATAGGTGCAAAGAATCAAATACTCCAGGATGTCCCAGGATTAAAGACAGAACTATTAAGAGTAGCAGAGAAACATAACGATTCAGGTTTAAACTATGCTACAGGATTTGATGTATCTGATTGTTTCGTAGAGGTTGCACATGCAGGTGCTATCTATGCACCACATGAACATGCTAATTGTTTATTTAGTGGTACGTTCTTAATTAACTATGAAGCAGAGAAACATAGTTATCTTAAGTTTAAACGTAATGTGATGAGTCAAATGTATCCTATTATGATGCTACCATTTAAGAACATGACAGCATTTAATTTACAGGAAGCAACTATACCTTATAAGAATGGTGATTGTATCATATACCCTGCTAATTTAACTCATGGGTATGAATCAAACATGACAGATAACAGGATAGCATTAACATTTAATATTATCCCTGTATGACTGACACATTAGTGCCATTGTTTTCATCACCTCTGTATATTTCAGAGGATAATGATACTATGCCTGATATTATGCCAGAGTTAGCATCATCAGGCATAGTAAAAGGTGGATGGGAAGGTACATTACCCAACTCATTTAGATCTATTGAGTTAACACATAGTAATGGTGGATCACAGTCAGTAGATAATAATATACTGGATAGATTTCCAGAACTGAAACAATGGGTAATGAAGCATGTAAATATATACTGCTTTGATATAATGGAGATTGATAGTGATAGTCACACTGTCGATATTGTATGCTCTTGGTTAAATGTACATCCTCAATTTGCTCGTGCCCCCAGACACACTCATCGTAACTCTTGTTATTCTGGTACATTTTATATCAAAACATTTGATGGTTGTGGTGAACTAATATTTGAGAGATCAGATCATCAAATATTATGTCCTACATATTCACATCAGAATGTATACAATAGTTCTTCATGGACGATAACACCTAAGGATGGAACTATGTTATTATTTCCATCATCAGTTATGCATTATGTACAACCTAATGAGATAATGGATGAGAGAGTATCTATAGCATTTAATGTTATTGTAAGAGGTGAATTTGGTAATCCAACTTCATATTTAAAAATACAATGAGCACACCTATTTTCTTAGCAAACGCAGTAGCATTGGAGATTAGAAACATTATGAGATCATTAGAAAAGGGCATGAAAGTGAGATTTGATGGTGATGAAGGTGTTATAAACTTCATTGGTGATGATTATATAACTATCACTACAAATAGATGGAAAGATGATGGTTATAGGTCAGGATATAGGGAGACTAATGTATTAGTTTATGCAAAGGATTGGGATAACTTAGAGATAGAAGATGAGCATTTTTATAATCATCCTGATTATAAAGGTAAGATAAGTGAACATCCTGGTAATGAATCGTTACCTGAGGATATAACTGGGAAGAAACCAAATGTCACATAGTCACACACAAGATGGTAAAAAGGTTGATACATCACAAGTAGAATTTGATAAGAGTGGTAGTGTTGATGAACATGGATTTAGTGTTAGACCACCAATTAGTGATAGAGAATGCATCTATAAAGCATTAGATAATGCTAGACAATTAGCAGGACTAGATAGAAAACAAGTAGCACGATTGTGTGACCAGTTTGAGACAATGAGTGATGACATTGAGTCAATAGAAAGTGAGTACCCACCATTATGATTTTTTGGATAGGATTTACATTAATGTTCCTCAATGAGGGATTTGTAATGATGCGTCATGTATCACCATTCTTCTCTAGACTTAGAGATAAGGTGATTAATAAACTAGGTGATAAAGTGTGGTGGAGACTACATGGCACCCTAGATTGGTTATGGATAGCATTAGTAACTTGTGGATTAATAGTTAACTCTAATAGAATACTACACACAATAGTATTAGTAACCTTCTGGACACTTGCGTGGTTAATATTCTATCTACCACGATGGATTAAGAAATGATTGAGAAGTATATTATACTCTCATTATTATACCTTGAGTATATTACACAGAAACTACTCTGTTTACCATACAAACTGTATATTAAGTTTGATTATTGGAATTTTAATAGGAAATTACCTAAATAAGTAGTAAGCAAATGGGATGCAGTCATGTCAGTTCAGAGTAAAGTTAAAGGTGTATTTGTTAAGGTAGTTGAGTTTGATAAGAAGATAATTAAGAAGTGTCAGGATAAATGGGGACTGTCTGATTATCAGGTAGTTTGTATTAGTTTCCTTAAAGGATTTATTATTGGGGCAGTATTACTATGATACACTTTAATGAGAAAGATTTAGATCGTATGAAGAAAGCATGCGAGTATTATAAATCATTTGCACAACCTAATAATAGTATGGTTGAGGATTTTGAGAGATTAATTCATAAGATCCATAACTATGAGCATGACATAGAGTGTGATGACTGTGTATTATGTGAGTTGCATGCATGACTGAGTTAACACCTGTTAATGTTAATGCAGCATTAGATGTGATGCGTCCCTACATAGAGGCAGATGGTGGGTATCTTGAGTTTGTTGAGATAGATTATATTGATGAAGGTCCAGTGGTTAAAGTACGACTGCTAGGTGCATGTAGCACATGCGCTATGAGTTCCCAGACTTTAAAGATGGGCATTGAGAGACAACTGCAAGAGGAGTTCCCTGAGATAGTGGAAGTCATACAGGTATTATAACCAGTTGACAAACTGTCCACCATTTACCCCACTGGGTGTGTTTGTTGCTATACTATGTGAGTAGTCAACCAATTCTACATGACAGCATCAGTAGCAACACGTAAAACACGCTCTCGTAAAGCAACCAAAACAACTGCCAAGAGGAGTGTTATTAAAGTGACTGAAACACCAAAAACTGTTGCACCTGAACCACTATTAAAGTGGGAAGACTATAAGAACGATGCGAAAATACGTTGGGAAATACATCAGTTTGAGACCAAAGAACTCTATAAAGATTGTGTCTGGGTCTACAACGAGTCTGTTCCTTATGTAAAGAAAGCATACAAATACGTTCTTGAGTCATACAACAGAGCATTTAATCCAGTCAACTAACTGGCACACACAACCCCCGCAAGGGGGTTTTTTAGTGTATTATTATAAATGAGAGGCATAACGGATGCCGATCCCATAAGCAACTCGGATCTCCTCTCACTACTATTCATTATTAACTAAGTGAACACAAGTTTAAGACCACATCAGCAACGTGCTTTGGACGCAATGAGCACTGCCGATCTAGGTCAAATCATTGTGCCTACGGGTGGTGGCAAGACATACATTATGATCTCTCATGCTAAACAGTTAGAGCGTGGGAGTACTATTGTAGTTGTTGCACCTCGTATATTATTAGCACGTCAATTGTGTGAGGATTTTAGATCACAAATAGATGCTAAGATCTTTCATGCACATTCAGGTTACAGAGGTTATCAAGGTGGGACTGATCCCAACTGGATAGCACAATGGTGGGATACAAATAGAGATTATACTCGTATTATCTTTACTACCTATCATTCATTACATAGAGTAATGCAAGCACAAGTATATGCAGATGTTGTATATTGTGATGAAGCACATAACAGTTGTGCTAAATCATTCTATGCAAGTATATTTGAGTTAGCACGATTCTCTGGTAAGAGATATTATTTTACTGCTACACCTCGTGTGTCTCGTAAACATTCTAGAGGCATGCACAATGAGGCAGTTTATGGTACAATACTATGTAATGTAGAAGCACAAGAGTTAATAGATCAAGGGACAATCCTTCCCCCTACAATTGTACCATTTGAGACAGATGGACATTATAGTAAAGAGAAAGCACACGTACATCATGCTATTACAATAACATCTATACTAGATGAATTGGATGATGATAAGAGTGCTAAAGTGTTGGTAAGTGTGCCTAAGTCACGTGTACTTAACGACATGTTATCTCGTACTATATTATTACATGAGTTAAAAGATAGAGGATATCATGTATTACATGTAACCTCTAAGTTTGGTGCATTTGTTGATGGTAAGAAGGTATCACGTGCAGTATTCATGGACACATTAAAAGAGTGGGGTTGTGATGATTCTATTCGTTTTGTGTGCTTCCATTATAGTATACTAAGCGAGGGTATTAATGTTCCTGGATTAACTCATACTATCTTATTACGTTATCTAAATGTAGTTGAGATGGCACAGACTGTTGGTCGTGTTATACGTCTACATACAGAAGATCGTGAAAAGATTAACAACGGAGAACTACAACCTTGTGAGTGGGGATTATATAAGAAACCCACTGGTTATGTAACAGTACCAGTACATCCTAAGTATGGTGCACATGTAGTCAAGAGATTACAAAAGGTTGTTAACAGTATATTCATCGAAGGTGTTCCCCCTATTTCATTAATAACATAATGGGTCAAATACAAAATCTATTCCCTAAATTCTATTATCATGGTCATGTTGAGAGACATGATGAGTTAAAGCAGGTGTTACTTAGTGAGAGTACATCTGCTAAACTCAGTCAACCTAAAGAATGGAATTGTAGTGTTACATCATCATTTGAGACTGACACTAATAGAGAAGATTTCAGTTGGGATTTATTCTTTGAGTGTATCAAAGATAATGTATTAGAGATGCACAACCAATTACATGGTCAAATGTTTAGTGAGGTGGTGTTATCTGAAGCATGGTTAAATGTATACTCTAGAGGTGATAGTCAAGAAGTACATACACATGTAGGTGGTGCTGATAGTACATTTAGTTGTGCATATTTTGTACAATATAATAAAGATAAGGATGCACAGTTTCTATTCTATGATCCTAATCAAGAGAAACATCTAGGTAATTATAGTAAACACTATCCTGTGGAGAATACATGGTTTCCTGATGTTGTTGAGGGTGATATTATTATATTCCCTGCATACCTACATCATCAAGTAGAACCACAAAGAAGTGATACAAAACGTATCACAGTTAGTGCTAATTTTGGTATTAAAAAGAGGTTAGTAATGTGATAGAAACTATTGATGATTATTTCCCTAATTGGATGGTGCAGGATGTAGCAGAGTGGTTGACTGATTATTGTCCACTCTATTATAATAATGCACCTTATGGTGATTATAATAAGTCACGATTCTTAGGTAACACAGTTATTAGAAATAATGAGTTCACTGATACCTCACCATGGTATTGGTTCTTTGCATATATTAATGAATGTGTTATTAAAGATATTGCTACACGTCCACAGTGTTCACATATTCATAGATTATTAGTTAATGGTCAAACTCCTGATATGATTAGTGAATTTCACACAGACCACGATGTGCCTGCAACCTCTATAATATATCATGCATTTGGAGAGGATGGTGACACTGAGTTTGCAAATGGTAAAACTATACCATTTAAACAGGGACGTATGGTAGTATTTGATAGCAGTCTTCACCATAGAGGCAACCCACCTTCTAAGGGTATGCGGTTGTCTTTAGGCATCATAGCACCTCACAAGGGTGTCCACGTTAACACAACCGACCCATGGTAACAATGAATCACAGAATCGAAGTCAACAGTCAAGAGTGTTTTGCAGTTGTTAGAGCAAAGAATCTAACAGAGGAACTGATCCAATTGTCCTCAAAATTAGAAAGACAAAGTTATGTTACAAAACTGCTCAAGAAACTGTACTCTGAACTAGACTATCAACATGAGTTACTCAAGAATCCATCACTCAAACAACTCAAATCCAATGATTCTTGGTTAGACTAAACAAACCCAATTCGCATAGGTGAATCAATGACAACTAAACGAGGTGCTGGCAGTACTGCCGACCATTACATCCAAGACACTGCTGAGATATACTTAGCAGCACGATTACAAGAGGAAGCAGAAAAGAATGGAGTTGCAATTAGTCACTGTTCAGCAGCACAAGAAGGACAATGGACAGAGTATGCCACATCACGCAATGTACTCTCTAAGTTCATTGGATCCAAGTATAAGACAAATGTTGATAAAACAGTCAGTGGAATTACATCTGATCTTATCAAGAAGTATCCTGGACGCAAGTTTTACTTTACATGCGTAGATGCTGAGTATAGAAATAAGAATCTAAAAGGTGATTTACTCATTACATTTGATAATTGTGAGCAAATATCTATCTCAGTTAAGAACTATAAGAATGGATATGATAGTTTACAAGTATGCTCAGGCACATTTAATAGTACTCTAGTTAACTTCTTATTTGAGAATACTGATTGTACACCAGGTACATATATTGGCACAGATAATAAGAAATTTAAAGGAAGTAAGAGATCAGTTAGAGATAGATATGTCAAAGAGATTGCACCACAGTTATTACCTTTCTTTTGGGAGTTAGATACAATTAATGATGATATTCGTTCATTCTATATTAATAGTGTAGAAGCAGAACATTGGGATAATGTATCATCTAAGTGGAAGGAAGATTGCACATCTATTGGTAAATCAGTAGCACAAACTGTGTGTGATGCGTTATCACTAATTGACAACAAATTAGTGCTTAAAAGGTTACAGAAACAGACAGGAATTGTAGGTGATGAGCATCTACTTTGCATTGGTAAAGGTGAATACTTATTCTCACTAACTAATGAGAAATATGAGACACTTAAGAATAGATTAACACATGCAAATAAGGTAGACATTCGTGTTAGTGGACAATCACTTTTCTATGATATATGTGATTTAGATGGTATAATATTAACCATAAATCAACCATGTACTCTACAAAAGAATGGTGCTTGGCATGCACTTAATGAGGACAAATTTGATGGACTAAGAGAGAAGAATGATAAGGGCAAGAAAGTATTACTTAAGTGGGGTCAACGTAGACCTGCTAAGAGTAAAGAACTTGCAACCTCAACTAACACTTACCTACGCATAAAACAGGCACTATAGTATGAAAACTCTGTTCCCTATACAATATCATCATGTACATATTAGAGACCATAAAGAAACATTTGGTAAACTATATGATTCATGCAAAGATATATGTAAAGAGGTAGATGGTAAATGGAATTGTTCAGTTAATAGCACATTCTTTGATGAGAATGATATCGTAGCACCTGAACAATTGGGTGCATTGTTATCACCTTACTTGTATCAATACTTCCCACCTGAAGTAGAATTAAAAATAGTTAATTCATGGTTAAATGTATACAATAAGGGACAACATCAAGAACCTCATCATCATGTACAGTTTCCAGAGTTTATTAACTTTAGTGGTGTAATCTTCCTTAATTATGATAAAGAAAAGGATGCACCATTTTACTTTGAGAATATGAACTTAGATCATACGATCTCAGGGTATACTCATATCTTTAAACAGAACCCCATCATGTACCCACAAGTAAGACAAGGTGATCTAATCGTCTTCCCTTCATTTGTGCGTCATGGTGTACTGTTACAGAAAGAGGATTCTAACCGTACCACATTATCATTTAATTTGGACGTGAGGTAGGACAGTTTGCAAAGTGCACACTACATGCTGACAAGGGCATCGAACTCGTGTATATTATAAGAGTGGAAAACAAAACGAGGCATGGGTCTCGACATTGTGGGTAAATTGTCCTACTAAGAGCATCGAGTTTAATTCGAACCTCTCGTTTTTGTTTTCCCTCACCTAGTCCCTTCTCTTCATTACATTATGACAACTTATGATGCCACCATGTATGAAGAGATACTCAAATACCTAAAGGAGTCTCAAAATGGCATTTAATGCACAACAAGCACTTGTTGCACGTCTAGTGGCAGCAGAATCAGGTTTCGAACTTCTTTCTATTATCGATGAGTATCTCAACAACTAACACACAGTATGCATGGGGGTCAGGGGACGTAAGTCCCTTTGCCCCTTCTCTTACAACTGAGGAGTACGAAGAGATCATTACATGCATACATGAAAAGATCAAGAGTGAGTACAAGGACGATGAAACTTGTAGGTTTTATTCTCATCTCTTGGGTAAACTCCTAGTCCTGGCAAATCAAGAGGAACAATGAACTACACAGTCAATTTTAATCATGGTGAGTTGTACCGTCTTCTAGAAATCATGGAAGGTGAGTATAACCAACTCAAAGAATCAATTGTTAAGTATAAAGATGATGATTTCTTAAGTGATAACATAGAGGATTATATTTCACACGATATCTATCACAAACTCAAGCAATCTTTCACCAAATGACTGACATTAACTGGGAAATCTTCACTAATGAAACTGATGACAAGCAGCACTCAATTGATAATATGGGTGATACTTTGTTAGAGAAACTTGAGGCACATATAAATGTAAACAATTTGGAAGAGGCACGAGCAATATTTAATGAGTGGATTGTAGATGGAGACGACCCCGAAGACAATGAGTATGAATTCCTATTTTTGGATGCACTCGTAGACACTCCATAAACTGTCCACCATTCACCCCATTAGGTGCCGTTTATGCTTATAATGACAGTATGGAAAACAAAACAGATCAAATGACCGTCCTCAACCTCACTCAGTCCGAAGCAGCACTTCTCAACAGCATTTTCGCTTCTGTCGCTGATTTGGATCTCACCGAGCATATGGACGATGAAACAGAATTCGACACCCTATGGGACAAAGTTTGCAAACTTTGATCCCATTTTTTATTATAAATCACTATCACGGAGTTACTAACAATGAGCACCTTAAATCACGAGACAATTCTAGAAACAATCTATGATGAATTCATAGATGAAGCAACACAAACAGGCAACATCTCAATGTATACACAAAAAGAGATTGAGTCCATTGTTTATCAACGTTTCGAGGATCTTTGCCAATGATTAACAATCACAATGAAATCAGTATCATGGCAAGAAAACGTTATGATACAGTCTTATCTTCTCACTTTGGCATGACATTTTGGTTAGATGATGATAACGACTTCTGTTATTGTCCTACCTTTAATGATAACAAACCAGATAAAGATAACTGGGGTTATGTATGTGAATGGGATACAATTACATCTACTGATTTAGATAAATTGTTCTACATTCATAAAGAATGTGTATTAAACAAAGCATCAATCTGGGCATGAATTATTATCAACAAGCAAATCCAAATGCTACTAACTCAGAGTTAGATAGTAAGGTAATCATTAGGAGAGATTGTTTTAAAGAATGCAAGAGATTAGACATTCCTGGATATCATGAAGAGTTGTTCATTCATGGTGACAATGTTACACTTAGTCCTGCATTTACCATCAACTCCGTTGATAACGAGTATCATGTAATGCAACGTCTTAAGTTAACAACAACTAACCAAGAATGCTATGTGTATGAAAAGATTTATCATGCAGATACAGTTGCTGATTGTAAAGAATATGTGCTACAATATATACAAGAACCTATTACTTTGGAGATCATAAATGGGGAAAGATAAAGAGAAACTACGTGCACAAGTTAAGTCACGTTTCTATTACCTATTTTGGGGAATTGCCACGATCTCAGTTGTATCAGGTCAAATACTTGTAGCATCTGGTTATAACAAATTTGCTAACACATTAGATCGCTTGTTTGATACTATTGAGATACAAATTGATGACCCTATTAATTACTATTAGATCATAATGTACAAGAACGTTTGTTTAACTTTGTTAGTTGCAATTAGTGCCACTAACTTATACATGAATACCATAGAACCACGCATCCGTCAATATAAAATAGACACTTTACAAAGTGTCCAGTATGCACACCATTTCCCCTAGATTGTGTGTATAATAAGTATAACAAACAAACACAGACTTTCACCCATGCGTAAGATCGAACAGCAAATGAATCGTGCTCTAGTTAGTAAAAAGAACTGGGCAGGATCTAACACCACTGTTTCATACAATGAAAACACAAATTGCTCACAAGTCTTATTACATGGTCATCAAATTGCATCATACGATCATAACACTAACGCAATCAAATTAGACTCTTGTGGATATGAAACAGTGACCACAAAGAGCAGACTAAATGCACTTTTAGATGAAGTAATGTATGGTGCTAAAGTATTCCAAAGAAATTGGACTTGGTTCGTTAGTTATAACAATCAAACAGAATCTTTCGTTGATGGAATGATACTTATCTAGCACAATCTCCCATTACTAAATATCATTAAACCAACACAATCTATGCTAGTTAAAGTATCAACAACTCAACAGACTCGCCCCACTAAGTATCAACAACCTGTACAACTCCAAAGTGTATACAATCCCCCTAAATCACGTAAATTAAGTATACTTAATGATTAAACAGTTCTTTACACTTTTCCACAACATTATGTCACTTGTTATTACACCAATTGAGTACACAATCGCTGCATCAATTAATAACACTTTAGCAGATGAATATCCTGACTTAGATGATAACGCAATTGCTGAATTATCTAAACAAGTTGCAAACAATTATGACTATTCCGCAATTTACGATGATATCCTATTTCTTGCAGATGAGCATATTAGATATCTAACAACAGATGCAAGTTTGTACACTAATTAACAATGAGTTTTCCACAGGTTATTAACACTTTTCCACAGCATTGTGTAGTATTACGGTATTATTTTAAATGTTTAATTTAATATGGTTAAGTGTTAGATAGATGAGTTAATCTTGCTGACTGTTGTTGTCTAAGAGTGTACTCTATTATGTAGGAGTTGTCAACATTTAAGGGACACAACACAAAATGTCATATAGGGGTTGACTTTTCAGCGAATCCTATATACAATAGGTACAGTTACAAAGTTACACTTAGTAATCGAATTTACCCATGGGTAGGACATACAAACGTAACGACACGTATAAGTCAAATAGACCGAAATCTATTCGGGAAAAGAGACAACAATCGAGTCGTAATCGTCCACGGTACAATGATACTTTTTCCACAGACTATGGGGAAAAGTATAACAAACCCACCAGACAGTTTAATTCACATAGTGATGACAATTAGTCTGTGCACAGTGTAAGATAGTAGAGATAATATACAGGTCAATTCTTTACACTTTCTCTTGCTCTAATTGCCCCTCATGACTAAAACTTTAACTCTCGAAACTTCACCCCCAGTTAGTGTTAAACTGTGGGCAAAGGGTTCTAAACACTTTTGGGCGTATGATTACCCACAATGTAATAAGAATGGTCCATTCAGTTCTTATCAACAATGTCTGAAAGATTGCCAGGAGTATAGTAACAAATGAGCACACAATCTATACCCCGTTCGTTATCATTTTTAATGGAAATGTATGACCTTGGTTCTCTACCAGCAGACGAACAGATAGTATTAGCGCAGGGACTAATTGACTGTGGTCTCGATGATACTTTACATGGCAAATATCAGCAACTATGTGATTACTTTGTTGCAGAGGGTTTGTGTTACTATGTCCCTGACGATTAGGGACAGTAAATGATATCGACAGTTGGTTAATCATCATCGTTGCTTGTTACATAGGGCGTTATTAAAAAAGTACCTAACGCTAAGCTATAAACGTATCCCAGAGCGGTTGTTATATTTAAAAGCATTTTAAAAAATTTTACAATATAAAAAAAGGTCACAGAGGTTGGACGAGCAAAAAAGAAAATCAGATAGGAAAGCTGCTAAGAAAATTATTAAACAAGCGAAAGAGCATCCTGGATATTATACCAAAGAGGATGTGAGGTATGCTAAACTTATTAAACGCCGCACGAAGAAGCGCAAAACTGAGAATGATAAGACATGAACTCTCATATGTTGCGATAACCACGTACGCACTCCTAAAAATACTACTACATCATGGCAAGAAAACGTTACGACGAAGTTTACGAGGTATGGAAGGATTACATAGGCATACCGTGGTGGAGAGAAAAGAAAGCAATCGGAGGGTGTTATGACATCATCCTGAAGTTCTATAAGGAACAGTTCGGGATGGAGTTGTTTGACTACCCATCAGAGAAGAAGTATCTTTTTAAACCTGAGTACATCGAAGCAGAATCACAACGTCAGGGAGGGAGCATAGTTGTCTACACTGGTAGAAACGATGAGTCCTTCGATATGAATATAATGCAGTTCGGTGATGTAATGATCATGCATCTGTTTATCGACCCACTGGCGGGGGGTTACAGGGTCGATGGTAAGCGTTTGTGCAACCATATCGGTATATACCTAGGAGATGGATGGATGTTACACCACCCTTACCAGTGCGAATCTGATATTGTCGATCTACATGACAACAACTGTTCGTGGTATTGCACTAACACAGAGTTGGTTCTGAGAAAAAAGTAAACACTATATAAAGTGTTATTGAGAAATAATTCCTATGTCAAATCGCTATACCTTCCAGATAGATTCTGATGAACATGGGGAGCTCTTTATTACATTTCCTGATGATCTGATGGATGATCTAGGTTGGAAGTTCGGTGATGTGTTAGAATATGAGGATGAGACCGACGGTAGTCTAATTATTAAGAAGTCGGAAGACTCTCCTAAGTTAGAAGACCTTTAAAAAAATACCCCCGAAAAACCACCGTGGACTTGATATGTATTCAGTGTGCTGCTATGGCAGCAAGATTCGATATGCAAGGGGAAAATGTCATAGAGACTTGCCCAGGTCGCCAACCCACCAACAACGAGAAATTGTATAGATGGTCGAGTTGGCAACCTAAAACACCTTTCGCTCCTACGTGGGATTGTCCCATGTATATGGATACGGTAGATAGTGCGTTGTGTAATACTATCCTTACGGGCTTAACGAAAATAGAAGAAAAGATTGGTCATTGGACTACCTATAACTTTTTCTTAACTGATGATCCTATAGCACTTCAGTTAAAAGAACGTATAAAGGAGTCCCTATATGAGTTTGGAGACGAATTAAAAATAACCTTTTCCGACCAACTGTGGATCAGAGGTTGGATGCATTGTACGAAGATAGGAGAGAAACTACCTATACATTCACATTCGATGCATGAGAATACATTCTTATCTGGTAACCTCCTGCTTCATAATAGTAATATACAGACAGAATACATAATCCCACACTATAGTACGTACTGTGGGAACTTTAAACCTGAGGCAAAATGTGGTAAGATGTTATGGTTCCCTTCATGGGTAGAACACTATGTACCTGAATGCAATGAGAATAGATATTCTATAGCATGGGATATTTACACCAATGAAGCAATGGAGTACATGGCAGAGAACCATCCTGAAGACTCAATGAGTTTAAGTTGTTTATTATGAATGAGCAAATGAAAAAAGAGATTCCCGATTGGGAGAAAGAATATCTCACCATGAATAAGAACCTCACTGAACGGCAGAAAGAGATTCTTAAAGGTGCTGAGATCAAATCTCATGAGGGCATGCTATTTGGTGGCATGTATTCTGATTGGAAGAGGCAAAAAGGTTATGAGTGAAAAATCATTTGAGGATATCTATGCTGAACACATGGAGATGATCAGCAAGGCAATAGAGAACCTAGCAGAGCGTCAGAAGGGTATAGAAGAAGCGTTTGGGCATATACCTAAACCTGGTGCTGATATGATTAAGTACAAACCACCTGAGTATGAGGATTATCTTAATCTCACGCAAATCTTTGACGATCTGTATACTAGACTAAATATGTTGGAGGGTCGTATTAAAGAATTAGAGAAGTAATGGCTTCTTATATCATTGAGACAGGTCGTGGATATCCAAATGCCGTTAGTCAGCAGACGTATACGAATACGTATGATCGTCCTAGTAATGGCAACTATCGTAGTCACGATTACCACTCAGGTCCTGGAACAAATTATAATATAACATTTAATGACTTTGGTCCTGGTACCATGGTCATGGGAAAGGATATTGTCTATTATATTGGTGATGAAGAGGAAACTTGTGTAGGAGCAAACTGTGATGGGTATAGGAGGGGCATATACAGGTGGTACAGAGGCAAATATACAGACCATAAGTATACAGATACAAAGTACTTTGATTATGATTATGACTTCCCAGGTGAATCTAACAGTGGAAGAGAGAAAGTAGGTAGAGGATATAATAGAGAACCTCGTGATGGACGTGCTGTCTTTTGGTTATCTAAAACAGATATAGCAGGAAAGACTACACCATTGGTGTCTTACTACAATAACGACATCAATGATACGTTGTTGAGTACTTCACCTACTACCGTTACTCCAACCTTTGATGCATCTGGTAACTTAGTTGTTGGTGGTACAGGGACTGGAACTATAGAATTTAGATTCAGTTGGAATGATAATCCTAATACTGCTGGAGTTGCACTTGGAACTTATGCGATTGCTTCTCTTGGAATATCCTTCACACAGACATCAGGTGTACAAACTGGATCATTACCAAGTCAGCAAGCTACTGTAACAGCAGGTCAGACATATAACTGCACCATTACTAATGGTAATGCTGCTGGATTCGATGTAATAAATGGTAATCAGACTCTATGCTTTAAGGATGGTCATGGTAACGATTGTAATGCAACGCTATCCATTGGTTATCCAGGGGATTATGAACGAGTAAGCACCATAGGACACATATGGACATCATTGGCAAATGCACAAGAATATGCAGTAGCTGGAGAGACACCCGTCCCTTTATATGAATACCTGTGGAATACAAATACTACACGTCGAGATCATCTCTACACGATATCTCCACAAGAGGAAGTGAACCTGCAGACGGGAATTGCTGGAGTCCCAGACTGTAAAGATCCACGAGATCAGAATTATACTTACATTGGGATAATAGGGTATGTCTTTTCATTAGACAGATCTACAGCAGCAAAGAAACTCATGAGAGATATTGCTGCTATTGGTCCCACAGGAGAATGTAATGTCAATAGGTCGGACTGGTATCAGTGGAATAATGAATGGACACTATTAAAGTATCTTCGTGAACAGAATGGAGTACCTGCGATACAAGGTTGGGGTAACCCTGCTAATGTAGCAGGTGTTAATACTACGGATGCATTGTTCGAATGGTTCTATGGTAGGAATGGTGCAGTCAAGGCAGCACTTCCTAGATACCTATCTTTTGAGACTTCATATGACTCACAGTTCGTTTACTATCTGTATGATACGTCATACCCATGGAACGGACCAATTTTTGGTATCAATTTTTCGTTAAGTGATGCAGCATGTTGTCCTAACTCAACTGATGCTGAAGGATGTCCGTCTTGTGTACCTGTACCTATAGAGTATAGTAGGTTCTATGAGATCCGAGAGGACTCATGGGAGACTATGAAAACCAAATTAGTACTGTCTGATATGGCATCAGAGAATATTAATGAGTCTTATAACGTTTTTGATACAGAATCCCGTAGGATTCTCTTCAGATATACTACTACATCAGGTTCCTTTTACATCGGTGAAAAGATCAACGGGTGGGATATTACTCAATTGCGCTATTTTGGTGATGAACTCAAGGTAGGATACATGGAATTGAGTGGTGAAGGCAATGCTTTTAGTTATAATCAGGCATTTACCTCTACAGATAATGGTGCTATCGTAGTTCTTGCGGGCTTTGGTATACCAGATAAGGCGGGCTTTGCTGGTGTATACGAATTTCCGAAGAAAATTCAGTACTATCAGGTAGAAATTGACCCAGAACAACTAATTGCTACCCGTACTTTGGACAAAGCAGAGATAGTTGCGAACATAAACAACAAAGGACAGGTCGCATCTATCGATATTATCAATGGTGGCTTCGGATATATCAAGCCTAAGATCGATATTGAGCAGCCTGCAGTGCTAACTGAACTAGGTGCTAACGATTTATCACGTAAAACACTACATGGTATGGGTGGTTGGAGTGGTCAAACACTAGAAGCACCTGAAGATCCCGTGTATAACCCACGTGGTGACAAGAATAACTTCATGATGAAGGACATTAAGGAGAAGCAATCCGCTATAGCAAACGAAAAGAACGAAGAAACGTATCAAGAAAGAGAAAGATTGATGCCTTATTCGGAGAATAGTGATGTTCAGCTCTCAGGTACTGACCAAACAATAAGTGTAGAGAAGAAAAAACTACGTCGTCAGACTGGTGAGGGTAAAGGAAAGACAGAATTTAGGAAAGCAAAGTTACAAATCACCAAACTAGACGACAATGGAACCATAGAAGAGATACTAATTACCGACAGAGGGTCAGGATATGACTTCGATCCCGACAATAAACCTCAAATTTATATCGTTGACGTGGAAACAGAGACCTATAAGATCAGAGGTCCTAACACACAACCGCAAGTAGAAGATTATAAGACAGCAATTAGGCACCCAAAAGGTCTTAAGCAGGAACTTAAGAAGAGTACTACTGCTAATGATGAGGAAATGGACGTTATGGACATCGGTGTTATCGGTGGACTTAACACTTTAATGAACGGATTCACTGCTCAATACCCTGTTGGGTACTTAAGAATGAACGATATAGACAGAGAAGAGGAAACTGCTCTGTGTAATAACCTCCCTGCAGGGTGTATTAACATAGAATTTCCCAAAGTTATTGAGGATGCACTGTTTACAGTCGAAGATGTGCAAGGAATGATTGAGGGAAGTGATGAATTTGCTGAGTTTATGGACAATCAATACCCTACATTGCTAGCTGCATCTAGAGATGGGGACGGAACAGCAGATCAAGTTGGTGGTTTGTATGGATTTAATGGTGGACAAAAGTGTGTTAAGATAGGACAACCTAAATTTTACTCTGCAACTAGGTTCTACGACATACCTTGTCCGTATATTAAGACCAATGATGATGGTGATAACCGAGCATTTGGGTATATGGTACACAAGTACTGTGCTTCTAAGTCGGATAATGCCAGTTTTAGAGTATCAATGGTCACTGAGGGACATACAACTGGTGCTCAGGGGCAAGAATTTATGAATTTCCTTAGGAATTTGCCCGAACCTAAACTTACAGAGACCAGAAAGACCCCTCCAGGCGGTTCTAGTGACCAAAAATGTTGGCCATGCAAACGTGGTAGCATAGAAGGACGTTGTTATAGGGACTCAAACAACCAAGCGGACATAATTTTCGTTCCTGTGGGTAGTGATGAGAACACTTATGACTGGAATAGGCAAGGATTTTCGGAATATGAACAGTTTAAAGTTTGGTTAGGAGATAATCTTACAAATCATTCACCAGGAACTTCATATACATGGATTGCTCATGAGGAAGATCCTGAAACTGGGCAAGAACTTGATGTACGACAATGGAGTTATACAGATATAACTGTAGCAATGCCTGCTGCAGGTACAATGACCCCTCCTAACGAGTGTTGGGACACTTATCTCAGAACCACTCAGAACACCATAGGACCGTTAGATGCATTCTGTGGGTACAATCCATCCGAACCTCCTCCAGGCACCGATAAGACCGCCACAGGAGGGTACTGGGACGTTGGATACATTGCCACTCCTCCTTGTGCAGGACATTTAGCACTCGATTTTGTATCTGACGCAGCAATTGCTGTAAATCCTAGACTTTGTAGTGAATTTGAGGTTATTCTAGGACCTGTTAATGGTACTATGGACGTTAAAAATTATAATACTGGTGCAACTATAGTATTTGGTGATACAGTACGTAATGTAGGTAACCCTTACTTCACTGAATGTGATCTAGTCTTCGGTCAAATGACTTCTATTGTCAATCCTCCTAAATTACTTAAAGGGAAAGAGCGAATTGCGAAGGTATCATGGGATCCTTCTGATCCAGATCGACCCGAATACGATCCTAACTTTAAAATACCTGAAACTAACTTGGAGCATGCTGAATAATGGCTTATGGAATGTTACTACCAGTCGCACCTTACACGGGCTTGCCGTGTTCAGGGCATGGTATATGCATCCCATCTACTGTACATAGTGTACAGGCATGTGGAACTCCACCAATTCCTTACACGATTAGGATAAAGGAGTTCACTTGCTGGTGGCCACCTTTCCCAATGATACTCACTGGGACATTAAGTCCACTCAAAGCAACGGTACTAACAAACTTTCTACCGACTTTGACCTTTGGTGATATGTTTATTAACCATCCATCACCGTGTACTAACATAGTCATATACATGTGTCCTTGTGGAAAGGCAATGTGCCCTATCCCAACACCCATTCCCTGCTCAGTATTGACGATTGAGGATATGGGTATAGGTCATATGAGGTTCTTATGGGCCACTACCTTCGCTACATACTGTACCAAGCTACCAATAGGTAGAATTTTGGATCCATTGGGAATCGGATTCCCAGGATTTAGTTATCCTTGTTCATCCGTAGTTGCGTATGGAAGTCCAAATGTGTTATCATCTTAAAAGTTAGAGATTATTATGGCAAAAGCAACAGCAGGTGCATGGGGAACTGGTAGTTATGTACCATCCACACCGAAAATGACTAGACAAGGTACTAGTAAGAACACAAAGTATGCTGCTACTTCTAGAAATGGTGCTAGAAAGAAGTACAGAGGGCAGGGTAGATAATGTACAAGGCACTGCCTAATTGTTTACATGTGAAAGATAGCTCTGTCGCAGGACAGGGCTTATTTGCTACACAAGATATACCAGATGATGTGTATCTTGGCATATCACATGTTGTAGTAGATGAAGAGATTATGAGGACACCTTTGGGTGGTTTTGTGAATCACAGTGAAGAACCCAATTGTATCAAGGTTTATGAGGAAGAAGATTGGGGAAAGATATACCATATGAGAACTATTAGAGCAATTAAGAAGGGTGAAGAACTGTTCTTAAAGTATACTTTCTACAAAGTGTGATAAATAAAAGATAAAGTGAGTAATAACCACGAATAATGCCTGCCTATAGGTTTAGATCAGAGAAATTTTTCTCAAGAGCGTTTAAGGATTTCGCTATTTCATTTAAAGCGAACCCAAACACTAAGGATTTTAGTTCTGTCAGTAATGACAATGCCATAAAACAGTCCGTTCGAAACCTAGTGCTTACAAATTTCGGTGAGAGACCTTTCCAAAATGAAATTGGATCTAGGGTTACTCAAATGTTATTCGAACCGTTTGATGTGTTCCTACAAGAGGATCTTCGGGATGAAATTAGAAATACTATAGAAAGACTGGAACCTCGTGTCGAGACTGTTTCAGTAGTAGTGAGTTCTCCAGAGAGCTCATCAATTACTAATGACGTTGACGTTTCTGTTGAGTATAAAATAGTAGGTCAATCACAAGTCCAGAATATCGAGTTCCTATTAGAAAGAACCTAAAATGCCTGCGATTCCATCAGAATTAACCTCGCTAGATTTCTTTGAGATCAAGGAATCGATCAAATCTTACTTGCGTACACGTACTGAGTTTACAGATTATGATTTTGAGGGATCTTCTGCGTCATATCTGATCGATACTTTAGCATATAATACTTACTACACCGCATTTAACGCTAACATGGCGATGAATGAGGCGTTTTTAGAATCTGCAACCGTAAGAGATAACATTGTTCGGATTGCAAAGCAATTAAATTATACACCTAGGTCAATAAAAGCGGCAAGAGGGTGTATACAAATGGTAATACAGTGTGCAACACTGCCTGGAGGACAAACTTACCCTGATACTGTAACGATTAAGAAGGGTGATGTCTTCATTTCTAGAAATAATACGGACACATTTCCATTTTGCTTGTTAAAAGATACTCAAGCATCGGTTGATCAGAATACTGGTCTTGCAACTTTCTCTAAAATGATTGTTTATCAGGGAAACTTGCTTTCATATCACTATACTGTTGATGATACTCAGAAACAGAACTTCGTTATACCCGCAGAAAACGTAGATACTGAGATTTTGACCGTTTCTGTTAAACCAACAGAGCAATCAGTAGAAGTTGACGAGTATTCTTTATCTACAAACGTTGTAGAATTGACATCCACCTCTAGAAACTACTTTTTAGAGGAAACTGAAGACCTTAGATACAAGGTAGTTTTTGGAGATGGTGTTTTAGGACGTAAATTAATCGATAATGAGTTCATCATACTCAAGTATGTTGTAACATCTGGTGAAGCTGCTAACGGATGCACTAAATTCTCCTTTATTGGGCAAGCAATTGACTCTGCAGACCGTCCCATATCCCCTGCCAGCATGTCTCTAGGGACTATAGACAGTTCGGAAGATGGCACTGACAGAGAAAGTGCATTATCTGTTAAATTCCGTGCTCCTAGGTCATTCTCAACGCAGAACAGAGCAGTCACAGAAGACGATTATGCTTATATCGTCTCTGACTTATATCCTCAAGCAGCTGCTGTAACTGCTTATGGTGGTGAGAAACTAAATCCCCCTATTTACGGTAAAGTTTACATAGCAGTTCGTTCTAAGTCAGGTGTAAACCTAAACACTACGACTAAGACTCGTATTAAGAACCAACTACTAAAGTATTCGATGGCATCAATTGAGCCAGTCATCGTTGACCCACGTATCTTCTATATTGTACCTAAAGTTTATCCGTTCTTTAATGGTAACGAGACTTCTAGGTCAGCAAATGAGTTGGCAACGGAAATCTTAAAATCAATTGACAAATTTAACACACAAAATAGAGACGCTAGATTTGGTGATCGTGTAGAAGCATCTAAGTTTAATTCCATGGTTGATGCTTCTGATGATGCCATTAGTGGTAGTACCACACAGTTTACTATGGGTCAAAACCTTGATCAATTCACTTTCGGTAATATCTTTACCCAATGTCTTGATTTTGGTAATCCTATTACTAACCCAAGTGATACTGGTGGTAACACCGCAGGAGATTCTACTTGCCCACCTAAGTTCTCTGCCATGAAGTCTGGTAAGTTTTATGCTACTGGATATACAGAGAATCTTGCTGATCTAGTGGCTTCTGGTGAGACTGCATATGAAACTGCAACACCAGCAGACGAAGTAATCTACGCATCTGGTACAAGGACAACTGAGGTTCTAGTTCCTGTAAATATCAGAGACGATGGTAAAGGCAACTTATTGTTAGTTGCTACTCGTAATGAGAAAGAGGTTGTGCTGAACGCAAGCATTGGTACTATTGACTACGGTCAGGGTATTGTTTGTGTAGGACCTCTGAATGTAGCAGATACTGGTGATGGTACGACAAGAATTCCTGTAGTGGTTCATCCTGCTACTGATTCTATCATTATTCCTCCTGGAGTTGATCCTACGGTCTTTAACCCAGAAGTTTATCCTATTGACTTTGTTACTAACCCAACTACTGTCAGTAACTTTGACCCTAATAACTTTAGCGGTTGGAGCTATGGTGGAACCCCAATAAATATTATCGAATATCCAGTGGATGCATTTACGTATCCCGAAATCACGACGTGTTTCTAGATAGATGTTTGCAAAAACAGTAAATATTTCCGATAGGGTCGAGAATCAACTTCCCGCCTTTATCAGAGAAGAGGATGAACAATTTGTCAATTTCTTATTTGAGTACTACAAGTCTCAAGAGAAGACAGGTCGTCCATACAATATTCTAAATAATCTTCTTAATTATTTGGACTTAGATGACTATGACCAGAAGGTCTTAGCATCAACTACAGTTCTAATTAAAGACGTTGACCCAACAAATACATTAATCGAAGTAGAGTCCATCGATGGATTCATGGATCGTGATGGATCTGTGATGATCGATAATGAAGTAATATATTACGAGAACACAGTTCGTGGTCCTGATGCTATCCTCACTCCAGGACTATCATTAGAAGAATTTAATAAGAAAAGACAAGAACTAGAAAATCCAATTCAGGAATTTGATGGGGTTAGAACTACATTCCCTCTTAATTTCCTAGGTACCCCTGTATCACCTGTTTCTGCTGAACACCTTGCAGTTACAGTTTTTAATGTTAGTCAGGTTCCTGGTGTTGATTACTCCATTAGTGGTAGTCAGATTACATTTACTAATCCACCTAGAGCAAGGATCGGTACTGACTCAGTTGGATCATGTCAGATTGTATATTATATCGGTTTTGCAGATGCTGTCGTTAAGGAATTAACTTATCCTAACGTATTTGATATTGCTGGTGATGATTCTATGGCATTGAGCTATGAGAGTCTTTCATATTCACCAATTTCTGAAATTGGTTTGATTGTTAACCGTAATGGTACTCTTCAGCAACCATATATCGACTATGTGTTGACTGACAACAATAGTAAAATTAAGTTTTTTGTTAATATCACTAATCAGGATAATTTCCATATTCGTTCTATCGAATATGTGTCTGCTTCCTTTGGTACTGGTGCACATGCAGTTACCAGTGTTGGTGTAAATGGTCAAATTGAGGCAATTAATGTTAAGGAGGGTGGTAAAGGTTATAAACTGAACTTTGCTCCTAAGGTTGCTATCACATCTAGTACCGAAAAAGGTACTGGCGCAGCAGCGAGGACGTTAGTTGCTGGAATTAAAGATATAAGATTAATTAATGGAGGTCAAGGTTATACTTCATACAATCCACCGAAGGTTAAGATCACACAACCATCCGATATGGTCAATGGATCTGGTGCTACTGCTTCTATTCAGGTAGATGATACAACTGGAACAGTTTCATCTATTAAGATTACTAACTCAGGTTCTGGATATGACTTTATACCTGCCATTACCTTTGTAAATCCAAGTGGTGCTATTATTACAGATCCTACCATCGATGGTGAGGGTCGTTTAGACGGTGCATCCATCACAATCACTGATGGTGGTATAGGTTATAGCAATCCACCTGTAATTTACATTGATCCTGCACCTACAGGTGGTATTGATGCTGTTGCTGATTGTACAGTATCTCCAGATGGTGAAATTGTAGCTGTTAATATCTCAAATAGAGGTCGTGGATACTTAACACCACCTAGAGCAAGAGTTGTGCAACCAATTGGTGCTCAAGTTTTAGACGTTACGGTTGCGAATGGTAGTGTTACTAATATCAACCTCCTAACTGGTGGTAAAGGATATACAGATGCACCTTCTGTCTACATTGTAGATGATCGTAAGGGTTCATTAGGTGAAGCAATCGGTGGTACTGGTGCTCAAGCAGCAGCAACTATCTTTAATGGTGAAATTACTGATATTAACATTATAAATTTTGGATCTGGTTATTCAGATAGTGAACCACCTAAGATTTACGTTGCAGAACCATTAGCAGCACAGGCATCTTGTGATGTTGGATTTGGTGAAGTCACTGGATTTACTATTTTATCATCTGGTAAGGAATACGAACCTTCTTCTCTTAACGGATGTTCTAGAGGAGTATCTGATGTTGTCACTTTTGACAAATACAACAACCAGATCTTTGCAAAAGAGTCACAACTTGCTCAGAGTGACCATGTTTCTGGTTCTTCAGTTAAAAACCTTGATTCCCAGATTATTAGTAAGGTATTTGACAAGTTCCGTCGTCAATACATGCCTACAATCAATATTGACTACACTCAAGTCAATCCGATTCAGGTTATTAAGACAATTAAGGATTTCTACCTTGCTAAAGGTACGAAAACTGCTGCACAGTACTTATTTAAGATTCTATTTGGTGAAGAAGTCGATATCTTCTATCCTAGAGATGAATTAATCAAACCATCTGATGCTTCTTGGGTTGTTGACACAATTTTACGTGCTCAACTGATTTCTGGTAACCCTGCTAACTTGACAAATGCTCAATTGGTTCAGGAAGCAGATGTTGTTGACCAAAATGTTAAAGATGCATCGGTTTTGATCGAAAATGTCATTTCCATCATCGAAGGAACTGATATCATCTACGAATTAGCAATATCTGAAGAAACTCTGACAGGTGTCTTTAAGATTCCTTATAAAACAGGTCTTGTAGAACCATTAACAACTACAGAGAACATAATTACCGTTGACTCGACTATTGGATGGCCCGAAAAGAACGGAACCATCATTATTAACGATCAAGAGATTGTTCAGTACAAAGAAAAGTCATTAAACCAGTTTATTGAGTGTACTAGGTCTAAAAATGCCATTGTAGAGGATTGGGATCCTGGCACAATCATTTATTCGGACATTTTCGTCTATGCAAACAAAGGAACTGATGAAGAAGTCAAATTACGTGTTCTAGGTATCGCAGAAGCGGGTACAACCGTCTTAGAAGACAGTGGTTCCTACTATTTGCCTGGAGATAAGTTAAATGTTGCTGCTTTAGGTTCTACTGCTGATGATGAGCGTCTACAATCATGGTTATACAACGTTAAGAAGTTAATTAGCGTTACTAGCATCACTCCTGGTGGTCTTAACAACCAAACTGCAACTGTTATTACAGGCAATGCCCATGGTTTGCTTGTAGAAGACAAAGTTACCATTTATGGTGCAAACCCTGCTGTCTATAACGGTACATTTGAGGTTACTGCTCGTCTAGACGACTATTCGTTCTCTTATAGTATACCTACCCCAATGACTATTGTCCCACAGGGTAATATACTACTTTCTGTTGACCTGAACCGTGGTAAATCCTCAGTATCAACTATTAATGAGGTAATTTCACTATTCACCTCTAACGTACAGAACTCTTTCTTTAATAACGATTACGTTTACGTTGCTGCCTCTGGATTGCCCAACTATAAGGTTGGTCCTTTCACTGGGTCTGCTATGATTCCAGGAAACCAGCGTAAACTGCTTCGTTTCCCTAGAACAGTCTCTACAATCTCCACAAGAACAGAAGTTGCTCCAAATAGTCCAATTGGATCATGGGTTAACGGTGTTTCTGCCTGGTCTTACAAATCTTCCGAGTTTGTTACTTTTGGTCCTCTAACTGGTATCAATATCAATAGTGGTGGTGAAGATTATGATGCTGGATCAAAACCAGCACTAGAAATCACTGGTGGTGGCGGTACAGGTGCTTTAGCGACTGTAACCGTTAATGGATCACTCGATTCAGTCGAAGTTACTGCAGAAGGTACTGGATATACAGAACAACCCCTAATTTCGATTGTTGGAGGTGGTGGTACTGGTGCTACTGCTCAAGCTGTTGTTACTAACGGTAGAGTAACAAGAATTCTTGTAGAAAACCCAGGAACTGGATATACTGCTCAACCTACTATATCAATCACTGGTGGAAACGGTGCTGGTGCCCTCGCTGTTGCCTCTGTAAGAGGTCCAATCAGTGCAGTGACCCTATCTAACTCTGGATCAGGATATACCTCAAAACCGACCATTAAACTGAACTCTGGTGAAGGTGCATTAGCACAACCCATCGTTATCAATGGTAGAATCGTATCTATCGCTATTATTAACTCTGGAGATGCCTATACTTCAGCACCTAAGGTTTATATCAATGGTGATGGATTTGGTGCTCAAGCAACTGCTATTATTGGAACAATTGGTGAAGATAAAGGTAAAGTAATCTCAGTATCCATTACTAACAAGGGTGTTGGTTATACCCAAGGTATGACATCCGTTAGAATGGAAGCAATCGGTCAATTAGCAACATTTGCTGCTGATGTGTACCAATGGAGAAAGAATGTTGAGTATGACTTATCATCTAAGTATGACGTTGCTCGTGGATACGTATTTACGGGATTTAATAACCAATACGGTGGCGAATACGCTCATGTCTCAGATCCTAAGGAACTACGTTATGTAGTTGGTGATAATGTATTCTTAAATCCTGCCACACAGAATTTCCAAGAAGTTCCATCAAATATCGAACACTCTCCTATCATTGGATGGGCATTTGATGGTAACCCAATTTATGGTCCTTATGGTTACATTGATCCAACAGATCAGAACAGTGGCATTCGAAGAATGCGTTCCTCTTACACTTTAAAATCAGAAGTTGTATATGATATTGACACCAACCCCACTCCAGCTAGAACTGACGGCCCAGCTCTTGCCACATATCCTGCTGGTAATTTCATCAACGATTATAAGTACACCTTCCAACAAGGAGATCTAGACCCTTACAATGGACGTTTCTGTAAGACTCCAGATTATCCTGCTGGTACATATGCATACTTTGTAACGATTGACGAGTCAGATGCTGGTATTCCAGTATTCCCTTATGTTATTGGTCCTGAGTACAACTCTGTTGTTGACACATGGAACCTTTCACTTAGTGCTGTACAGGAGAACATTCCTGCAGACGTTGCACGTTTCAGAGATCCATATACTAACGTTGATATCGATATTGATCGTCAACCTAACCAAGAATCTGATTCATTTGTAACTGAGAAGGAAGGAGACCTTCTTATCTTCGAAATTGAGGATATAGACGGTGATGCTATCATTTCACCTTCTGAAATTGCTAATGAGCAAGCTATAACTGAGGAAGCTGCTCTAGAAATCTATGATTACTTCCCAAGTGTCTCTACTGAGTCAAGAGTTGACATCGAAGTTGATACAACGACTAAATTCGAGAATGCAAGGATTGATGGATTTGTTGTAGAGAATGCTGGTTCTTCTTATCAGGTAAATGACACTTTATACTTTGATAATACAGGAACCGACGGTTTTGGTGCTTCTGCTATCATTGAGTCTGTACAGGGACGTACTATTAATGGATATCAGAAAGAAATCATTAATGACATCTCATATGGTAAAATTACGACTGCAACTGAGCACGAGTTAGTAGCACAGGATGAGATCATCGTTAATTCGAGAGTTATCACTGATAACACGAATAAGCGTTTCTATATGTCTGTTGTAACAGGTATCGAAGATATTACCGTTACTCAAGTTGGTATTGGTTATAATACTCAACTTCCACCGACATATGAGATTATTACCTCTCAAGGACAGGATATTAACTTTAATATCATCCTAGACGAGACTACAGGTAAAGTTGGTGAAGTTAACATCATTAACTCTGGTTATGGGTATGATGTAGACAATCCACCTCAAATTAGGGTTTCACATCCTCAACAATACAAGAAAACTTACTATTGGTTGTCTGAGTACTATGAAGCTGCTGGAAGTATAGAAATATTCGATATTGTAATGGCAACTGACCGTTACATGTATGTTTGTGGTGAATTAACTCAAACTAATGGTGATACTGCTGCATTCCTTGCTAAGTTCACCGATTTGGGTGTAATGGTCTGGGATAGAACCCTTCTACCTAGTGCATCTATTAAGAAGGCACGTTGGAAGTCTATTTACCTTGATGAGACATCTGAAGAGAATAATCTTCTGTATATGATTGGTGAAACCGAATCTCAAGGTACTGCGACATATAATCCAGATATTTTGATTGCTAAGTACGAATCTGGGTTTGATAACTCTAATGCACCTGAAGGTATTGTTAGATGGCAGAAAGAGATCGCTGGTGTCTCTGGTGCAGCACGTAGAGACTATGCTGGTGACATCTTCATGGATGACGAGCAAAGAGTCTATATTTGTGGTTGGACAGACACTAATGCTGTAGATGCCTATGATATTTGGGTTATGCAGCTCAATAACACTGGTGATGTTGTTGAGAAGAGAAAATTCGCTTCTAATAGCGAAGGTGAGAGAATGGAGCAACTCCATTACATCGGAAACAACAAGATGCTCTGGTGTGGTGTTGATCAGGACAATAATGACCTCATATTCGGTGAAATGGAGTACGATGGTGCTAACATCGAACTCAACTATGTTAAGAGACTTGCTATAAGTGGTGGTGACGTAAAACGTCCTCGTTTCCAGATTGATGAGTATAACGATCTCTTCTTTATCTGCGATATGTGGAATGGAACCAAATTCTATGGTTGTTCCTTCCTTAAGATTGCTTTAAATCAACTTTCCACAAACCCAACAACTCCTGAGTACTATTTCTCTAAGACTATCCAACCTAGTGGTAATTTTGAGTCTATTAATCATGCAGGACTCAGTATTGATGTATTTGGTAACGTTAGTATCGCTACTGATGTTAAGTACAGTGATAATGACTTACAAGCGGTTGTTATGTCGTTTAAGTACGATGGAACCCTTCTTAAGAGTACTAATATTAAGGATACTGATGATATTGGATTTAAGACAAGAAATCATATTGTAGATAACTCTGGTGATGTTATTATTGCTGCTAATAAGCAGAAACCAATTCAGACAGTAGTCAATCGTTTTGATTCTGCACCTATCTCCTTTGCTGGTGATATTGCTTCTGGTGCTGCAACTGTTACTAATGTAAGTAATGCTACTAGTCTTGCAACTGGAGATGTTGTCTCAATCACCAGTGGTGCTGGATCAGTAACCCTTGCTGCTGGTGTAAAAGTTCTAACAGCAACTGGAACTACAGTAACTTTAGACACTAATTTCGGTGGTAGTGGATCTGCCACAGGTGCTATCCTTTCTGCAGTAGATGTTAGTGGTCTTATAGAAGATAGTAGTAAGCAAGCAAATACAACTGCTACCTTCTCAGATGTAACTAAAGTCATGCATAACACTGCAGACTATAAGTTTGGTAGTGGGTCACTTAAGTTCTCTGGTGGTCCAACCTATATGAAGCATGCTGGTGCAGGTCTAACAAGTAATTGGACTGCTTCTGTATGGAGTTTGATGGAAGCATCTCATGCTTCTAACAACCCTAAAGTTGAGATGATCACTATTGATGATGCTTTAGGAAACGGTATAGTAGTAACAGTAGATGGTAATGCTGCTAGTGGTAACTTAGGTAAGATCGAAATGACCATCGCACCTCAGGGTGGTGGTGGATCAACTATTGCTTCTGTTGGATCTACTTATTGGACAACTTTACAAGATAGTGCATTCCACCATTGGGCAGTAGTTAAAGAGACACCTTCTCTTGGTTCTTACACCTACTCTGTTTATTTTGACGGTGTTCAGGTATGTACAGCAACTGTTGCAACTGAAATTGGTCTTAATGATCTTTATATTGGTGCTAATAAGACTTCACCTGCTACTGGTAACTGCTTCTTAGGTAGTATCGATGATGTAGTTATCGAACCTAACTCAGTCTTTACTGGTGCTTCATTTACACTACCAACAACTCAATTTGCTATTACCTCTAATAATTCTCAACTCAATCTAATCAAATTTGATAGATTACATGATAAGAGAGGTGCTTATAGTGCATTCCCATCAACAACATATACTAAGGCATTAACATTTACAGAGACTAGTGGAATCAATGTTAACAATCTTACTAATCCTGTAATCACAGTTTGGGCAGAAGGTTCCTCTGGTTTACAGATCCTTGACATGTCAGATACTATATCAACTCTGGCACCAGGAACTTATACATTTACCAATGCAACTCATCAATTTGCTTCTAAGACCTCTACAGTACCTTCACCATTAGGTGTAAAACTAAAAGTAGATGCTATTGTCATACCGAAGTACTATGTTAGAGATGCTGGATTCCAGAAGATTGATAACGTATTAGAATTCCAATTTAACCAAGATGTCAGGTTTACTAAGGGAACTATACTACAGCAGTATAATTCTCAGGGTGTTGTACAGGCATATGGTACTATTGTTGAGGTTCCAACTGGTACTCTAGATGAACCAGGATTGGGTGATAAGTATAAGATTGGTAAGATGTTTGGTAACTTTAATGATACCGATCTCTTTAAGAACAATACAGGTGAAGAAAATATAATTAAAGACGTAATTTTCCAGCCAGAACGGGCACAGGCCGAATGGTTAACTGCTACAGCATATACCACAGATGATCAGGTTTGGAGTGATGGTAAGATCTATAAAGCAACTAATACTGCTACTTCTGGTGCTACTGCTCCTACCCATGAGATTGGTAACGTAACTGACGGTTCAGTTATATGGCAATACATCAGTGCTGCTGGTCCTATAGAAGTTGCACTAATAGATCATCCATGGCCAGTTCCTTCCGAACCACTATGGCAAGCAACTAAATCTTATGCTCTTAATGACTTAGTTTACTTTGGTAGACAGAAGTATAAGTGTACAACTGCTGGTGTAACAGGATCTGTTGCTCCTACTCATACTAGTGGTACTGCTACTGATGGTACTGTGGTCTGGACATGGCAGTCTCAATATGATTCTATACATGCTTATGCTAGATTCCGTCCATATGATGCTGGTGATTATAAGGTTAAGATCCTAGAAGTCTATAGTGGATCTGACTTTATAGTTGGTGACGTTATCTCACTTGGTGGATCTGTAACTACTGGTCCTAAAGAAGGTGATCCTAAGATTGGTCAAATTAATGGTGTAACTACTGTTAAGAAGGTAGAATATGTTGTAAATCTAGATAAGGACATTATTAGAAGTGCTAATACACGTACTGACCTTATCTACTGTCAAGCACTATCTCCTCATAGGTTCCTTGCTGGAGATATCCTCTTTGTAGAAGGATTTACTACTGCACAGTTTAATGGTTCATTCTTCGTAGAAGAAGTGTTCTCTTCTAGAGACTTCCTCTATAGAATGAGAAATGCTGCTGATAGTGAACCAGTATTCTACAATAATGCAATATTTAACGTTAAGATATCATCCAAGCACCCAACATTGATGTTGGTAAGGAATCACTCTTACGTTTTTGATATGAGTGATGCTTCCAACTTTGGATACTTCCTATCATTCTCCCAAGACAACCAGTTTAAACTTGAGTACTCATTTAACGTTATTGAGAGATCTGGAACTCCTGGTTTGTCCTCTAACACCGAGACTCCTATAGTCAACTTTACAATCGGTGGTGAAGTTACAAATATCACGTACTATTTTGATCCAAGCCGAACATTATCCTCTAACTCCCCAGTAGGCACCAACTCCTTCATTGACGTTATTAAGACACCATATGACGGAACATTTAAGATTGCTGAGGTTATAAGTGAGACTGAATTCAGATTCCCACTAGAAATCGAACCAGAATTTAATAATGCTGAAATTGGTTTAGATGATCAAGATAACCCCAATTCCTACTATTCTACAACGTCTACGAAGGCAATTGGACCAATTAACACTATTAAGTTGATCTCTCCAGGTGGATTCTATAGGAAGCTACCAATTATCTCTGATATTGCTTCAGATCGTAAGATTGAGAAGATTAAGATCAAGAATGGTGGTACTGAGTATGCTGTTGGGGTATATACTCAAGTTCCTATTATTGGTGATGGTGAAGGTGGTCTTTGTATCATTACCGTCGAACTTGATGTAGAAACCAATTCTGGTACTATAACTGATGTTAATTTAACTGATCCAGGCAAAGGATATACATTTGGATCGATTGATGTTGATGGTATTACAGGAATCTTAGGATCTACCCTATCTGGTTCTGGTGGTGAATTAGATGTCGTTATACCTGATGAAGGTACAGGTGCTTCTGTATTCTTAACTGGTACAGAGATTGGTAAGATCAAAACTCTTAAAAACAATGAATTTGGTTATGGTTACTCTCATGACTATACTTTACGTCCTGAGATTGCATTCCCAGTCAACTTACAACTCTTTAACACCTCAATTCTCTCTGAGATCAAAATAACTGACCCAGGTGCTGGATATACCTCTGCACCAGTTGTAGTCATCTCTGGTGGTGGTGGATTAGGTGCTGATGCAGAAGCAATTGTTAAAAACAACAGATTGTCTGAAATCATTGTTAAAGACCCAGGTGCTGGATATAGTTCTCAACCAAGTGTTTTACTTAAGTCAGAATTTACATATGTTGTTAACTTAGACCTCAATTACTTACAGTTTAACTTCCCTCATGGTATAACCACTGGTGCTGCTATTCAGTTCCGTGCAGAGGATATTGGTAGTGATGTTGGTGAATTACCAAAACCAAGTAGTGTTGGTTTGACTTCATTGTCATCCACAACAATATACTATGCTATTGCTGGTAACGTTGCTGGTTTAGAATCTGACCAGTTGAGATTTGCTTTAACACCTGCTGATTCTGAATCAGGTAACTATATTACTTTCTTAACACAAGGTAATGGTAGACAGGTGCTATTAACCGAGGTATTCGGTGGTAAAGCAGAAGCAGTCGTAGAAACTTCTAGATTCTTAGAATCTGAAGAAGTATTCCAAGGTGAGACCTATGAATTGGCAAATGCCTTCGGTACTGTATCAACTAACGATGGTTGGCAGATTGGACCTAAGATTCTTAAGGTTGTTAATCCTAAGGGTGTTTTTGTCAAGGGTGGTAAGGTTCAGGGTGTAATTTCTAGAGCATCTGGTATTATCGATAATGTACAGATTGCTAAGGGTATTCTAAACATTGATGCTATCACTAAGACCTCTGGTAGGTTTATTGATGACGTTGGTAAGCCTTCTGAGATTGTACAGAAGATTCAGGACTCTTACTTCTATCAGAACTTCTCATACGTTATTAAGTCCCAAATTCCGATCAACCGTTGGAAGAAACAGATATTAGAGAATAACCACCCAGCTGGCTTTAATATGTTCGGTCAGTTGGAATTAACGGGCGGTAAGGACATCTCAGGCCGAAAAATTGGTACTGAGTTTACTAAGCAGGTAAACATAGATGAATACACGAATGTTAACCAAATTACGTCCTTTGGTGCTGCTCAACCGATCTATTCTACCTTTAACAACTCTGAAGTTTTATTCAGGAAGAAAAGACTAACAAACTCCGAGGAAATTCTAACTTCTATCGTTAAGAAGATTGATAGCATTTCTGATCAGTTTGATGGTGCTACAAAGGCATTTAACCTTACTGTAGAAGGTGATCAGGTTATTATTAAAGAAAATCAGATGTTGGTCACCTTAAACGGTGTTATCCAATCTCCTGGTGAAGCATATCAAATTGTTGGTAATCAGATCGTATTTGCTGAAGCACCACGTCCTGATTCTAAAGTTATCTACAGAAATGTCGATATTACCGTTTTACCGATTAAGAGACTTAACTTAACTCAGATTGGTGGTATTTTCCCACAAATCGGTGATATCATCACATCTAAGTTTAATAACGTTAACTCAAGTGCTAAAGTCATTGATACTAGTACTAATACTGTTGATATCATCCAAATCATCGGTACAACGTTTGTAAACAACGCTAGAGTCGATGTAAGTAGAACTGGGTTCAGTGCGTTCATTGGAAGCATCGATGACGTTAATCAGTCAACTATTTTCGAATTTGGCGAAACAGTTACTAAAGTTGATCTAGCTGGCGAAACAGCAATTATAGAAGAGACAAACCTCGATTTAGATGGTAATCTCGATAATAGTCTTGTACTTTCCAAAACTTCTGGTACTGCACAGTATGAAACTGGTGCTTACAACATTTTACTCAATGATGTCATATATTCGGCAGGATCGAAGATTGCAGCTCAAGTAACTGGAATTTCACCTTATAGAGACCCAGTTACCTCTATTAACCTTGCACAAGCAGTTGCATTCGAAGAAGACCAATTAATCACTGGTGGAAGTTCTGGTGCTCAAGCACTAGTTGTTAGAGTGGATGCAGAAGCTAATCCACCTGTTCTTTACTATGTTAAGAAAAATACCCCCGATTTCGTAGATGGAGAAACAGTAACTAACCAAAATGCTGTTAATGGAGTTATATCGGGTGAACCTAAGGTTGGGGACGTTGTAGACACTTTAATCATCAACAAAGGTTCTTCATTCTTTGGATTGGTCTTTGAGCGTCTTATTTCACTTTCTAACCAGAATGTCATCCTAGATAACATTTCAGAGACTACAATTAGTCCTGTTGAGTTAAACAATGCAGCAAATCGTATTAACGCTGATTTCTTGGATTATGAAGAAGTTCGTTCTACAGAGATCGAATATAGCGGATTAAGTGGTGGTTCACTTGCCGTTAACGATGTTATCCGTTCTATCAACGTAACTTATGGTAACCCTGTAACTGACGCACTTAACAGATATAAGGATGCTGCTAGAAGTATAAGAAATAATAGACAAGAAATTATCGATTTTGCAACATCACAGATTGCAATTGACTATCCTGGTTTCTACCACACTGGTGACAATCAAATTGCCCAAATGGGTAGATTTAAGGATGCTTATCGTTTAATCCAGAAGAATAAGGAATGGATCATTGCTAAGTCTTATGATGAGATGATTACTCAATATCCTGGTACTACTATTCCTAGTGCTACTAAGTGTAAGAGAGACCTTGGATATTTCATCGATGCTCTATCCAGAGACACAGGATGGGGTGGAACAGTCTATACACGTAAATTGTGTAATATGTTCTTCCCAGATGGATCTACCTTCCAATACGTTAATTCTCAAGCTAATGAGATTAACTATGGTTATGGTAAGGCATATGATCATATGGTCGAAGCACTTACTAACACATTAAGTGGTTCTGAGACAATCGATTCTGTTGCATATACGAAGTATAATGAACAATCTACAGGCGGTTCTGGTGGATCAGGAATTACTGCTGACCCATCTCCAGGAGATAACTACGGTACTTCTGGTTCTAACGCCACCAATAATGGTCCTAATAATTGTGCTGATGTTACAGCAGCACTGAACACTCTTTGGACTAATGTATCAGAGGTAATACTCTCTGCTTCTTTAACTGACCTTATTGATCTTTCACAACCTGTTGCACTAACACCATTAGAAACTAAGTGTACTCGTGACACTGGTTACTTCATCGATGCTATTGCTGATGACCTAGATGGTGATGGTAACTATTATATGGTTGAGTTCACTAAGAAGTTCTTTAATACTGACGGTGTATTCATAGGTCTTCCAGAAACACAGGAAGCAATTACAGCATTTAATGCTGCTAAGGATCTGTGTAAGAATGCAATGAGAAATATCATGTATGAGCAAACACTTGCTACTGCTGGATATAACCTCAATGATCCTACAACATATTCTGCACCTTACTTAAACAGTTCTTCTACTGCCCAATATTACGATCCTAACTACTCTTCAGGTAGTAACCAAGGTGGTACTAATTGTGCAAACGTAGCAACTGCTATTGACACATTAGCAAATATTGCAACTACTTCCTTCACAGGTGCTCAATTTACACCATCTGCTGCATCATACACTGCTGCTACTGGTGACTTAATTCTAACAATTGGATCACATAGTTTGACAACTGCTGATACCGTTAGGATAGAACCTAATTCATTGACATTCACTTGTGCGATGGACGGCAATACTGCCAATAAGACATATCCTCGTTCTAGTGACCCAACCTACAACCAGCAGATTGCAATTACTGCTGTAGGTGCTACAACTATTACTGTTAACGTCGGTGCATCACCTATTGTTAACCACACAGTAACTGGTGCTACTTACGACCCAGTATCAGGTGTCATGGTATTGACCATTGGTGCTCATACTTTAGGAGTTGGGGAAAGTATTAAGATTGCTACTGGATCATTAACCTTTAGTTGTGATCAGGGTGGTACTGTTGGAACTGGAACTTATCCTCGTTCTACTGGAGCAAGTACTGGCGACGGTGAGGACTATGCATACGACACCGCTATAGAAATTACCGCCAAGACTGATACTACAATCACTGTTAACGTTAACGGTGGACAGGGTGCTGTTACTAACACCAATGCACATACATTTGTATCTGCTACACCTAACGGTATACAGAGTGGTGGTAACTATACACACACCTTTGTTTCTGCTGGTACTAACTCAGTATCTGAGGGTGGTGGTCTTGCATATATTAATTCACTCGCTACTGTTACCGATGGTACTTACGAGGAAGGTGAGAACATAAGGGTTTATAAGTTTGCTTATAAGGATAGAGCTGGACTTGGATTCTTTACTCCTGGTGATACCATTAAGGGTCATAAGTCTGAAGCAAACTTCTCATGTAAGGGTGCTAACTCTGGATTACGTTGGCTCTATACTAATGCTCTAACTGGTACATTCCAGAACAGAGAGTATATTACAAATACAAAACTTACAAATGTTGCTGGTGCATCTAACGTTACTGTTACACCAACAAACGCAACCTATGATGCTGCTACTGGACATTTAACAATAACAGTTGCTGCTCATGGATTCTCTACAGGTAATGAAGTTTCTATTGCTGCAAATGCAATTAGATTTACTTGTGGTATGGATGCTAATGCTACTCAGCATGATTATCCAAGACTTACTGACCCTGTTGCTAATAATGTTAGATTACCTATCATTAAGACAACAGCAAGTACATTTACTGTAAACGTTGGTTCATCTCCACTTAAGCATTACACACCAACTGGTGTTGATTATCAACCAGATACAGGTGTAATGTCAATTACCATTGGACCTAACAATCTTAACGTTGGTGAGAAGATTAGATTTAAGCCAGAGTCATTAGTATTCACATGTGACCAAGATGGTAACCAAACAGAGCATGCTTATCCAAGAAGTTCTGACCCATTCTATAATACTTCATGTAACATTGATGGTATTACATCAAGTACTTACTCAATTACTGGTGCATCATATCTTCCTGCTAAGGGAACTTTAAATCTTACCATTGCTAATCATGGATTCTCGAATGGTGAGATGATCAAGATTGCTGATAATTCATTAACCTTCACTTGCACGAACGATAATAATGCTACAAACCATACTTATCCAAGAACAACTGATCCAGCAAGTTATCAGTGGTTACCTATTTCAGTAGTTGATAATAATACTATTGGTGTTCAGATTGGTGTTTCTACTGATATTTCAGTTCACACCTTTGTAAGTGCAACTTCTAATAATATTACGAAACAAGATGGTGGTGTTATCGTTGTTAATGTACTAAACAGTTCTCCTTCTACTAACACTACTTTACACACCTTTGTACGTGGTGAAGATGCCATTATCACTGGTGGTGACTATGCTCACACCTTTGTAAGTGCAGTATCTAACTCCTTCACTGTATATCCAGCGAAGGCAAGATTAACTTCACTCGATAAGCGTAGTGGAAGTAACTCTCTAGTATTAGAATCAAATGCATATCTTACTCATGATCTATCTGATGTAAATGCATTTGGTTCTAGCAACTTTACTGTAGAGATGTGGATCAAGGCCAAGGCAGTAACTGGTGGACAGTATTTGTTCGACTTCCGTACAAGTGGACTTAGTGAGACTGGATCTTTAAGTCTATATCTTGATGGTGGTAGTATCAAACTTGCTTACGATAGTGCTGATGTTATTAGTGGTTCTCATGGAATCAGTGCTGGTACATGGACTCACGTAGCAGTATCTAAGACTTCTGGTATTACTAAGGTATGGGTTGGTGGTGTTCAGGTTGGAACAGACTACAGTGACAGCAACACTTATTATGAAAGAAAGATAACCATTGGTGCTGCTCAAGATGGTGCCAACTTCTATCAAGGTCATATTGATAATTTTATTATTACTAAGGGAGTATCTAAGTATCAAGCATCATTCACTCCTCCTGTCATCTTTACTACTAATGATGATATATCATTCTCTATGAGTAATGAGCATCCTATCATTATGAGTGATAAGGATAGTTATGCAACCTTCACTGGTACTACAAACTCTGCTGCTGCAGCCAAGAAGGTCAATTACGCTAATAAAGAAATAATTGTTGAGGATGTTCAGCTCTCTAGAGATGAGCATCGTAGAGCTGCTGATATGCTCGAACTTAACAGAGCATGGATTGCCGAAACAGCAGTTAATAAGATGAAGGCTAAGTATCCTGACCTCTTGATGCCAGGTGATACTGCTGATGGTATTGGTCCACAACAGGGTACTACATTCTGTTTAAGGGATACACAAGAGTTTATCCTTAAAGGTATCATAGATGATATCCGTTATGGTGGTAACTATAACAGTACAATTGCTGCTAGATCTTACTTAACTGCTTATGAAGGTCTTGAGCATATTGCTAATGAAGTACTTCAGTCGATTTACACATATAGAGAATTAGCACCTATCTGTAACTATGTTCTAACAACTACAAGTACAGATCTTGAGAACTATGGTGTTGATGGTGATGGTAATCCTATCAAGTACACTGACATTCTTCGCATACCTAACAACTTCTCTTCACCTATAGCTCAGACTATTCAGGATGAGATTGTAGCACTTGGAGATGAGATTGGTGACATCATTGGACCTACTGGACAGAGGTTCAGAGATGCTGGTGATATGATCTGGAAGAACCGTGATGTAATTGCAAACGAAGCAGTAGGTTGGTTGGAAGCAACTTATCAGAAAGATATTAATGGTACTGTTTATGACTTCTATACAAACCCCAATGCGAACGCTAATAAGTGCACCCATGAGATCAAGACTTATATACTTCCAGCTATCGTTGCTGACTTGGTTACTGGTGGTAATTCTGGAATACGGAACGTTACCGCCAAGTTCCTAAATGCGAATGGCGAACTCTATTCTGTTGATAATGAGTTAAGTGCTGTATTGGATGTATATGAGTATGTTGGTAAACTTTGTAAGCATGCAATCAATAACACTCTAGTAACTAAGGGTAGTACTGCTGCTGAACTTGGTGTACCATCTGAGTATCAAGATGATTATCATGTTAACGAGTATACCGAACTGACTGTATACAGAGATGATACCATTACTATTGACTCTGAAGGTTACAATGCTTTCAGAACTTCTAACGATAGACTGTTAGATGCTGCAGATATGCTTGAGCGTAATGCTAATGTCATTGCTTGGGAAGCAGTTCATACCATGAATGATCTATCGAAGTATCTTAACTTCGGTGTTCCTGATGGTGCACAGAATTGTGTAGATGATGTTCTCGATGTATTAGGTGCTGTTGTTCATGATATAAGAAAAGGTGGTAACTCTAAGACTTGGGATGCTGCTAGTCTCTATCTTAATAAAGAAGATAAGTCTCTTATCCAGTTAAATGGTCGTCAACACACTCATCAGTATGTAAGATCAGAACTTGACGCTATTTACACTGGTGGTAACTACGATCATACCTTCGTTACTGCTGCTACTAACGCTGTAGTAGATGATGGAAGTAATAATTTCACTCCAACTAACGTAGTTTACACTCCTGGAGACGGTAAGTTAGTTATTACCATGCCTAATCATGGATTAGCTACATCAAATACTATTACTATTGCAGAAGAATCACTAACATTCACCTGCTCAATGGATGAGCATGCTTCGAAGCACAAGTATCCAAGAAAAGGTGACCCTGCATACGGTAAATCTATTGCTATTCTTGAGACTACAATCTCCACAATCACTGTTAACGTTGGTGCTTCACCAATAGTTAACTATAATGTCTCCAATGCTGACTATAACGCAGTAACTGGTGATCTAACAATGAACGTTGGTGCTCATACATTGCAACCTGGTACTTCTATTAGGTTCAGAGATGGTGCTTTAACCTTCAGTTGTGATAGAGATGACTATGCTACAGAGCATTCTTATCCTCGTATTAGTGATCCTGTATATAATACCTCTGTAAATGTCTCTAGTGTTGGTACAACCACATCTACACCTACCGATGCATCATACGATACATCAACAGGTATTGTAACGATCACTCAGAATGGTCATGGATTCACTGGTGAGACTACAGCAAGTACTTCTGATGCTGCTTACAATCCTAATACTGGTATAATGACCATTACATCCAATGGTCATGGATTTGCTGCTGGTGATAGCGTTAAGATTGCTGGAAATTCACTAACATTCACATGTGGTTTTGACGGTGACCTCTCTAACCACACATATCCAAGGTCAACTGACCCTGCATACAATTCTTGGTTACCTGTACTTAACGTAACTACAAATACATTTGATGTTCAGGTACTAAAAGAGATTCCATCTACTAATGTTACCGTTCATACCTTCGTTTCTGCTACTGCTAGTAACATAACCAAGGCAAATGACTATGTAATGATCGATGAGAATGCATTATCAATGAGTTGTGATACTGGATCTGGTGCTCAGACTAAGACTTATCCAAGACCACAGGATCCTGCATACAAAGCATGGTTACCAATATCAAATGTACAGTTAAACACCTTTGATATACAAGTATTATCAACAGTACCATCTACAAATACAAATGCTCATACATTTGTGTCATTTGCATCTAATGGACTGTCTAGACAGACTGGTAATATTACAGTTAATGTCGGTGTAGCACCTGGCGAAGACGCTGCTGCTATTAGTGTTCTTAAACTTGCTACTGAGATGGCAATAATGACCATGCGTAATGCATTTGGTCGTGAGAATCTCTATATCTTCGACCCAGAACCTGACCCTGACGGTGATACTACACCTGCAGGTGGTGATGAGTCTATTGATAACGTTGATGTTGAGTCTTATGAGCGTAATGCTGTTAAGGATAGGTTCATTAACGCTGCTGATCTCATCGAAAGAAACATTCGTTTGATTGCTGAAGAGTCTATTGCTGCTGCTTTAGTACAATATCCTTCACTCAACATTCCTGGTGGTAACATCAACTGTGTTCATGACTTAACTGACTTCTTGGATTCTATGGTTTGGAACCTCCGTCATGGTGGTAACAACAAGGTCTTCCATGCTGCTGAATACTATGTCAATGAAGGTCTGACACATAACACTGAAGCAACTTGGATCACTAATTACGCCAGAGATCTCGCCATCCAGGTGATGAGGAACGAATCTCTTGCACTTAACTATGGTAGAGACCCTGCATTTGATACTGCTGTACCTATTGTATCTGTTGCCTCTACTCAACACACTGCTACTGATGCTTCTTACGATGCTGGTACTGGTTTACTGACTTTAACAGTAGCTGGTCATGGTTTTGCAGAGGGTAATAGAGTCAATATTGCTGACAATTCATTGACATTTACCTGCTCAATGGACGGAAATTACAGTAATCACACCTATCCTAGACTCTCTGATCCTGTAAGTAACCAGTGGTTACCAATTATTTCTACATCTACTGACACATTCACAGTCAATGTTGGAGTATCAAGGATCAAGAAATTTACTCCCACAGCAATTAGTTACGAGCCGAACACTGGTAACCTCATAATGACTGTGGGAGTTCACGACCTTGCGGTTGGAACTAACCTAAAAATCGAACCTAATTCACTCACATTTACTTGTGCAATGGATAATGGTGCTACTAATCACACCTATCCAAGAATTACTGACCCAGTACATGACGAGCCAATTGAGATCGTAGGTGTAACTGAAACTACTGTTACTGTTAACGTTGGTACTACTGGCATCACAAACTTTGATATACATGATGCTGAGTTTAATCCTACTAGTGGTCAACTTGATATCAATATTGGTGCTCACACCTTTAGAGAAGGAGAGAGTGTTAAGTTAGGTACTAATGCATTAACCTTTACTTGTGCAATGGACAGTCATGCGACTGACCATGCATATCCTCGTGCTTCTGGTCCTGGTGGTCCTGATGCAGGATATAATACTTCCATATCAATCGATAAGATTGGTTTAGACACCTATGATATAACCAATGCTGGATATAATCCAACAACAGGTGTTATGACAGTGACTATTCCTAGTCATGGATTTAAAGGAAGAACTACTCATACTCCAACTGGTGTAGAATACACACCTGCAACTGGTAAGATGATTATCAGTCTTGCTAATCATGGATTCCAGAATGATGACAGAGTTAAGATTGGTCAAAATGGTTTAGTATTCACATGTGGTATGGATGGACATACAACCAACCATGCTTATCCTAGAAATTATAATTCTTCTGCTCCTGGTGGAGAAGACTATGCATATGACAAGTGGTTACACGTTACTAATGTAACTCAGAACACATTTGAGGTTAACGTTGGTGTATCTTCTAATCAGACTGAGCATACATTTGTCAATTCAGTAACTAACTGTTTGACTCATGCTGGTGATCACGTTAAGGTCTGCACTAAGGCTATTGGATTTAAGTGTACTAAGGATGGTAACTCCACTACTCACTCATATCCAAGACAGTCCGACCCATCATATGATGAGTGGTTACCTGTTACTAACGCAGGCACAGATACATTTGACATCTTTGTTGGATTCTCTGGTCCTAATGACAACTATACTCACACCTTTGCTGCTAATACTGATTTAACACCTACTAACGCTGCTTACGATCCTAATAGTGGTAAGATGACTCTTACCGTTAACGATCACGGTATGCAGAATGGTGATACCATTTGGATCGAAGACGGTGCTGTAACCTTTAGATGTGGTGAAGATAGTCAGAGTTCAGACCACGCATATCCAAGAAATATTACTGATACATTTACTATCACTGGTGCAACATATGATGCTGCTGCTGGTGTTATGGAATGTACTGTTGCCAACCATGGATTTGGTAATGGTGCGATGGTTAAGTTTGCACCTGGGTCTATCAAGTTCACTTGCTCGATGGATAATTATGATACTACTCATGCTTATCCAAGACATGACGATCCTATCGCTGACAAGTGGATTCCTGTATTTAATGTAGAGACAAATACTTTCCAAGTTCGTGTTGGACAATCAATAGAGAAGCAATGGACTCCTAGTGCTGCTGCTTACTCACCAACAACAGGTGTTATGGATCTGACTATTGGTGCTCATAATTTCCGTGCTGGTGCATCATTAACACCTTCTAACGCTGACTATAACCCAACATCAGGTATCATGAGATTGACCATTGCTGGTCATAACATTGCTGAAGGTGAGCATATTAAGATTGCTGATAATGCACTGACATTCACATGTACATTAGATGGTGGTAGTGCACAGAAGACATATCCAAGACCTTCTACTATTAGTCACACAGCAACTACTGGTACTACACATGATCCTTCTACAGGTATCTTACATATCAATACTACGTCTGCACATGACCTAACCAATGGAGATTGGGTTAAGTTTGCTGACAACTCCTTGACATTTACTTGTGGTTTAGATGGAGATCAAACCAACCATTCTTATCCTAGGGCAGATGACCCAATGAGCGGTAAGTGGGTACAGATTTCTAATGCTACTGCTAGTGGATTTGATGTACAAGTTCTAAACTCAATACCTCAGTCTAATACTTCTACTCACGTATTCGTATCTGCTACATCTAATGGTATCCAAACTAGAGACCCCTTCAGTGGTCGTTGGATGGAAGTTAGAGAAGTTGGTACAGATTGGATTGATGTTAAAGTTCTAACTACTGCACCTTCTACTAATACTAATCCACACACCTTCATAAGTGCTGCTGCTAATTGTATCCAGACATCTGGTGACTCTGTAAGAATCTCTGCAAACTCTATTACCTTCACATGTAATAAGGACAGCAATGCTACTCAGCACACATACCCAAGAGCAGCAATGAATGCTGCTGGTGGTGCTGACCCAGTATATAACGGTGCTGCTAAGATTGTTGCTGTTACTGATACTACTATCAGTGTATGGGTTGGTACTTCTGCTAACACTACATCGCACTCCTTTGTTTCTGCTGCTGCTAATGCAGTTAGATCTGGTGGTACATATACACACAACTTTGCATCTGCTGATGCTAATGGTCTTTCACAACAACGTGACTGGGCACATAACAACTACATTCCAATTTCCGATGTAACTACTAACACATTTAGTGTACAGTTACTACAGAAGATTCCTTCTACTAATACTACTACACACGTATTCCAGTCTGCTGCTTCTAATAGCATTCATAGAGGTGTTATACAGAAACAAAATGGATGGATCCAACTTAATGTTGGTACTTCATCTAATACTTCATGGCATGGATTTAAGTTCGCTGATTCTGGTGCTCTGATAAGTGGTGGTTACTATGATCACTCATTTATATCTGCATCTACAGGTGCTGTACATACAGGTGGTGACTATATTCACGACTTTGTATCTGCTGTCACTAATGGTATTACCAGACAGAATCCTTCAGGTATAGTAACACTTGATATTGGTGCTTCTGGACCTAATGATCAGTATACTCATACCTTCGTATCTGCTGCTAACGGCGCATTGATTACTGGTGGTAACTATGCTCACAAGTTTGTATCTGCTACAGACCGTGCATTGGTAAGTGGTGGTAATTATGAGCACACATTTGTATCTGCTGCATCTAACTCAGTTAATGTAACTGGTGGATCTCAGTTAACTCCAACTAATGCTGCTTATGATCCTCTAACTGGTCATCTAACATTGACCTTTGGTTCTGCTCATGGGTTGACTGCTAACATCAATACAGTCACAATTGATAACAACGCAATACAGTTCTCTTGTGAATTTGATGGTAATTCATCCACTCATGGATATCCAAGATCAACTGATCCTGCTTCGGGTACAACTTTAACTATAATTTCTAACACAACAGATACTATTACTGTTAATATTGGATCCACTCCTGAGGTTAACTTTAACGTAACCGACGCTACCTATGATGCTGGTACAGGTAACCTAACACTTGATATTGGGTCTAATAGTCTACAAGGTCCTACACTTGGTTTAACACCTACTGATGCCGCTTACAACCCCACTACAGGTATCATTACACTTACTATCAACGGTCATGGATTCGCTAACGGTGAATACATTAAGATTGCTGATAATGGATTAACTTTCACTTGTACTCAAGGTGGTGGCAACCACTCATATCCAAGAGTTACTGACCCTGCATCTGGTAAGTGGTTAACAATTTCTAATGTACAGACAAATACATTTGATGTACAGGTATTAGATACAGTTCCTTCCACCAACACAACAACTCATACACTGGTTAGCATTGCTAATGGTTGCGTTGATAAGGCAGGTGAATCTGTCATGGTTAGACCTAATTCTTTGACCTTCACATGTCAACAGGATAACTACTCTACTAACCATACATATCCTCGTGCTAAGGATCCATCATTCGATAGACCTATTCCTATTGTTGGTAAGTCTGGTCAGACTATTACTATCGATGTTGGTAACTCTGCCATCGTTACATATACTCCAACAAATGCAACATATGATGCTGCAACTGGATATCTAGCAGTAACAATTGGTGCACACGGATTGTCAACAGGAACTACTGTTAAGTTGGCACCTAACTCCTTTACATTCACATGTACAAGAGACGGCAATACTGCTCAGAAGACATATCCTAGAGGTGGTCATACCTTCGCTCAGAAGTTCTATGCTGATCTTGACTTCTATCCTTACAATCAAGGTGAATATGTAATCACTGCTGATACTGCTAATCCTAAGTGTGCTGACGTAGCATCTGCTATTACATCCTTGATGGGTCTGTATACTGATGCTATTGCTACACCTGCAAGTCTAACTGACGGTACTATTAGTAAGACTCTACCAAATATTTGGCCAGTTAAGTACGCTTCAGAAATGGTAATGCGTGATGTTAGTGTCACCTTCGATCAGAATGGTGCTACTACTGGTGATTGGAATACTACTTGTGTTGGTGTTGCAGATAAGATCGAAGGATTGATGGATATTGTCATCAATACTATAGAACTTGCATCTGGTGGTGGTGGTAGTCACTTAGATGCTGTAGAACGTGAAGTTCCATGGAGATTTAACAACAACTATCAGTTCTATACATGCTATAACGTAACATCAGCAACTGACACACTCTTTGATGTATTGTTAAGTACTCTTGGTGGTGGTTCTAAATCTGATAAGCATTGTGCACGTCACATACTCTTTAATTATCATGCTATTACTGCTAAGGCATTTGAGAGAACTCAAAATAACCATCCAGATACTACAGCAGATATAACATTTGCTGAGAATATGGTAAAGGCTTTGATGTACGACCTGAATACAGGTGGTAACCAAGGTATGCTGAAGTTAGCTAACTCTTGGTTCGATGGTGAAGGTAACTTCATAGCATTCGGGAATATCGTTAGACAGCACTTACTCTTCTATGTTACACGTATACGTGAGTATGTTAAACGTGGTTTATATGACTACAACAATGATACACAGTGGGCAGGATATGATCTATATCTAGAACCATCCAATACTGCTGCTATTAATAATAGATTTGAGTATGAGAAGGAATCTACAGAATTTACAATTGATAGTTCTATCAACCTTGCATTCCATGCACTGAATAGATCTCAAGCACCTTCCACTAATAAGATTGATTATATCAATAGTGATAATATCACTAACATGACTAATGTATATGATGAAGGTGAAGATTATAATACTGATCCAGAATTGATCCTATTGACTCCAACTATTGAGGTTGGATTTGAGAGAAGAGAGAACACTGTAACAGTACATAAACCTAACTTCTTCTCACGTGGTGATGTCCTTGCATACGTTCCTGCTTCTCAGGATTTGGATCCTAATTTACAGGATCAGGAATACTATTATGTCCTTAATGCTGAGGCAGATTACTTCGAAGTTACTCGTGAGAAGCGTCATGATGCAAGATATAGACAGTTTGCATTCGATCAATCTTTAAAAGGTCAGCAAAGATTGCAGACAGTTGTACGTACTGGTATCAATATGCCAGCAATGGTTTCACCTGTAAGGGATAACGCTCAACCAATTAGTGCTGGATTTAACACTGCTGATTATCTAGTTGGATCTACTTCTAATGCTTCTTCTGAGGTTGTTCGTACAATGAACAATGAAGCAGATATCATTAAACTCTATAAGAAGTTTAATATAGACGCAGCAACTGGTAGGTTTACTAATGGTGAGACCATACAAGTACAGGGTGCAACAGCTAATAACGGTATTGTTGTTCAGACTTCTGCGTTAACAGGTGATCAGAGCAATGAAGGGTGGATATATGTTGAGGATATGAATGGAACATTCTCTGATAATGATGTATTAGAGGGTGTAACTAGTGGAATCACTAATGCTGTTAATGGTACTAGTGTTGAGCGTATGCTAATTAACACCTCTAGAGGTGCATTTAAGCAAGATGAGAAGATCTTTAACAAAGGTAATAGTGCTGAGGCAGACATCGTTAAGTATGAAAACTCTGCTGGTGCTCTTGTAGGTAACAGTGGTGGACGTATTACTATCGATATCGAAACTATCCAAGATGACTTTACTGATGGTGACGTTATCTATGGTTCTATAACTGATAAGATCCTTGATATAGCATATATCACTGCTACTGGATTCGAAGAACTAACTCTTAACCAGTACGTACATGCAGAATCTCAGGTAGAATGTGATGTAAATAACATCATTCGTGATGGTGGATATGCAGGAAACTTTACTGCTGGTGATGTAGTTTATCTCCTCGCAGGTACTACCATTAAGCAACCAGGATTCACTGCTGTTGTCACTAAGTATCAAGCATTTGATGATAGTGTTACTCCTAACATCCCACATAAGATTTGGATTGCAAACCTCAGACCATATGGAACTAACTCTCAAGGTGAGGTAGTTACACCTGATCCTCAGGAGTTAGCCTCTGGTGGTACTGCAATTGGTAAGTTTGAGAACCTCAATAACTTCCCAATTATCCTCGCTGAGATGAGTAGTGTAACAGTCACTAACTACAATTCTTACGGTAGGGTTTCTGGTAAGGATATTACTGGTGACACAGGTAGGATTTGGTTGGAAGATGTTGTAGGAGATTTCCCAAGCAATATCACAATTAAGTCTGATGCTGGTTGGTACGCTGGTGTTACTCAATCTAAGGGTCTAGTTGGACGTTGTAACAGATTCTTTAGAGGATTTGATGGTACACAAACATCCTTTAAACTTACTACAAATAACGGAGAAGCATACTTCCCAGATCCTGCTGGACACCTATTGGTATTCACTAATGGTGTTCTACAACCTCCAGGTGGTACACAAGCATACACAGCATTCTCTGATCAGATTCAGTTCACTGAACCTCCAACAATCGGTTCTGAGTTCATCGGATACTACGTTGGTAAACTTAGACAGTTGGATGATATCAGCTTTGAGTTTGACTCGTTACGTTCATCCTTTAACCTCAGGTACGCTGGTGGATTCTACTCCTTGACACTGACTGAAGGTGTTTCTTCTAGCACTATACTTCCAGAAAACAACATTGTTGTTTCTCTGAATGGTGTTATTCAGGAACCTGGAGTTGGTTATGAACTGGTTGGTTCACGTATCATCTTCGCTGAAGTTCCTCGTGCGGGATCAACATTCGTTGCATTCTCCTATATTGGTTCTGACGCAGACGTTATTGCTGCTACAGTCGTACCTCCAATTGAGGCAGGAGACTTATTACAAATTGATGGAGAAGGAGAGAATCGTGAAGTTGCTCTAATTGAGTCTTCTAACTCTTTGATTACCTTCGAGTACACAGGAACTGTTAAGGGTCGTGGTGCTGCAGCACTTGCTCAGATAACCTCTGGTGAAATGACAACAGCAATTATCACCTCTCCTGGTGATGGTTACTCTTCACGTCCAAACGTTGATGTTATATCATCTTCTGGATTTGATGGTCGTGTTCGTGCTCTAATGGGTCTCTTGAGGATTGATGTTAAGACTGCTGGTGTTGGTTACGCTCAACCACAAGTTGCAATCCACAACGTTGTTGAGGATGACTGGACTGCACCTGAAGGTCCTGCTATGAACGGTGGTTATGACACCTACGCAGGTGAGGGTACTGACCAAGATGGTAATCCAATCGTAATCGTTGATGGTTATATAACTATCACTTCACAACCTGTTAACGTAACAGTTAACCAAGGTCAAATGGCAGGATTTACTGTACTCGCTACGTTTAATCTTTCATCTGATGGTTCTGTAGGATCTACTCCTCTGAACTACCAGTGGCAACGTAAGCAGTATGGTGAGACCACATGGGCAAACATAACAGGTGCTACAGGTGGTGTTTATACTACTGACTCTGCTGAACAGGCAGACGATGGTGATGAGTTCCGTGTAGCAATAACTGCTGCTGGTGCTTCACCTGTTTACTCTAACTCTGTAATCCTCTCGGTACAGACTGGTGCAACAGTTATTTCTAACTTCGTACCAACTCAAATATTCCAATAAATAATTAGAAACTATGGCTGCCACGTCATCATACAACGCAGGAACAAAAATGCTCACAGTGGATGGGGATGGACTCCCCGATCCAGTGTTGTATGGTACGTTCCCTAATAACGACAATCCTAATGCTGTAACAGAGCAGGATTTTGAGCATACTTTCTATTTTAGAGGTGGTTCATTTGGTACTGCTCGTACATTTGATACTCCTTCATTCACACAGAATGGTTATCTTGTAGATGTACCTTTGTCTACAGCAGACAATGATTTGTTAGGTGTTGAGATCCAAGTAGGGGACAGGATTCTGTTTGTTTTTGATAAGCAAACTGCTAATGAGAAGAAGCAAGTATTTGTGTATAGAGGAACTAGTCAAACTGTTACTCCTGGTGAGTTTTGGAGAGAGACATCAAATAATCTTGAGTTAGTTGTAGACTATAGTAGAAGTAATCATACTGGTACTCTAGAATATTTTGATCAAAGAAATGCTAGATCAAATGTACCTTTAGGTATTGTTGGTGTTACTGCTAATGGTGTAGCAATCTTTAATCCTAGTGCTGGAGCAGGTGGTAACCCACCAACAGGATTTCAGTGGAATGCACATTATGAAGACTCTCCTGTAGATTTTGGAGATGATTCATGTGGTGGACACCCAGAGAATACAGGACAGTATCACTATCACGACACACATTTCCTAGAGTGTTGGCAGAATAATGCTGTGATGGCAGGATATAATGATTACTATGGTTCTAGTCAGTTTAATGGTGATAATTTAAGACATCCAGACGGTCATTCTAAGATAATTGGTGTTTCGTTTGATGGTTTCCCTGTATATGGACCGTATATTTACTCTAATCCATGGGACAATTCATCATCTAAAATTTTAGCAAGTAGTTCATATAGAGTTAGATCCGAAGAAGCACCAGGTAGACCTACTTACGGTAATACTACTGCCAACCCTCCTGCTGGATCATTGATGCAGGATTGGGAATATGCAGAAGGTACTGGTGTTCTTGATTTCCATAATGGAAGATTCTGTGTAACACCAGAATATCCTACAGGAACATATGCATACTTCTTAGCAACTGAAGAAGGTAATGAAGGTGCATTAGATCCACAGTTCCCTTATATGATGGGAACTACTTCTCGTGAAACTCTCAATAAACCAGCCAATGATGGTGCTGCTGCACCTCCAGGAGACGGTGGTGATGGAGGAGGAGAGGCTCCACCTGCTACTATTCTGATTGGTGCACAACCACAGAATGCTACTGTTGCTCAAAGTACAACAGCTACATTTACGATTACTGCCTCTATCAGTCCTGAGGATGGACCTAAGACTTATCAATGGTACAGATCTACAGACGGTGGATATTCATTCGCTGTTCTTACAGGATCTACTGCTAATAGTCTTACCTTCACTGCGTTGTCATATATGTCTGGATACAAATTCAGATGTGTAATTGAGGGACCAATCGGTGCACCTGCTGCACAGAACTCTCCTCTAACAACTGACGTTGCTACTCTCACCGTAACTGGTGGAGGCGGTGGTCAGCAAGCAGAGAACTTCGATGGTACTAATGCTACCTTCGATACTACTGGTATCACCTTCGATGCCACCTAAATAACACTGTACAAACTGTAGAAACATGGCAAAACAGCTAGTTGGTATCGGTTCTTCGGCAAATGATGGCACAGGTGACACCCTGCGGGACGGTGCTATCAAGTATAATGCCAACTTTGACGAACTATATCAGAAATTAGGTAATGACACGGACATCCATATAGATATCACTGCTGGTATAACGGATGGACAAGTACTTAAATGGAGTAGTACACCAACTCCTGCATTCCGAGGTGCAGACTTTAATCTTTTAAGTGCGAATTTAGATACGAATGCTCATCAGATAATTTGTGACGGTACAGATGATATTGTAGTTAAGCAGACTGGTACTGGTGATATTAAACTTTGGGGTGGTGGATCAGGTTCAGCATACACTTATATTGATGGTGCTGATGGATACTTTAAATGGTATGCACCATATGCAAATGCTGCTGCTCTACCAAATGCTACTAACCACCATGGTATGTTTGCACATACACATGACACTGGAAAGGCACACTTCGCTCATGATCCTGATTGGATCCAATTAGTAGATGTAAACGATAGTATTAATATCCTGTCTGATGTAGACACCACTGTGAACGGTGGTCCTTCAGGTGGGCAAGTTTTAAAGTGGAATGCGAGTACTACAAAATGGGAGCCAGCGAATGACGAACAAGGATCTGGAGGTGGAGGAGGTACTACACAGAATTTATTCGAAACAGTTACCGCTGACACTGGCACAACAACTGCTTCCGCAGCTAACGATACTCTCATTATTGCTGGTGGTACTAATATCTCCACCACTCTTGTTGGCGATACTCTTACTGTAGACATGACAGGAGCACTTGGTGCACCTGATCAGAATCTATTCTCAACTTTCTCTGCAGATAATGGTAGCACTTCTGCTACTGTAGCTACAGACACCTTGTCTATTGCAGGTGGTGCTAGTATCAGTACAAACTTAAGTACCAATACTATTACCATTACTAACGATGCACCTAACATCGTACAGAATGTTCTACAGACAATTACTGGTAACAGTGGATCTTATACGTCAAATTCTTCCACTGCTTCTGTTGCAATAGAAGGTTCTAATGGAATTACTACTTCGGTATCAGGATCCACACTGAGTATTACTTCTACCAGATTACTTCCATCAAATACTTTGGAAGGTAAATCAATTTATTATGATGGTGAGAATGATGCATGGGAAGTAGGAGATGGTCCTGTATACTTCTATTCATTTACTGCACCTAGCGATATGATATATCGGGTGTCAGGTCCAGGAGTTGATTCTGGGACAGATAATCCTGGTTTAGTTCTCTTTAGAGGACATACTTATAAGTTATACAATACTACTGGTGCTAATCACCCACTGAAGCTACGTGTATCTTCAGGTGGTGCTGCAGTTACCGATGGTGTGAACGCAATGTCTAATGGCACTACAACATACACAGTACCTATGACCGTTGCTGCTGGTACGACTTATGTCTATCAGTGTGAATTACATTCAGCAATGATGGGTACCATAACAATAGCATAAGATGACAAGAACAGTCCCTGGAAGTGGAGCCACAATCGAACCAGTCTTTAACAGTGTATATGGTGTTAAAGATGTAATCGTTACTAACCCTGGACAGGATTATGATCCAAATGATCCTCCTAGACTTAGTATCGCAAATTGTGGTACACCTATAAGGGACGCTGTACTTCGTGCAAATATTGGTGTTAACGGTGATCTTCTATCAGTAGACGTTGTAGATCCTGGTGAAGGATATGATCCATTAAGATTAATTATTGATAGTGATGATCCTGGCATTGTACAAGGGGATGCAAATATATTCCTTAAGGATGATGGTACTGGGGGACTTTCCCACCTACAGGTAAATCAACCTGGTGATGGATATTTTAGTGCTACTGCTGCTATTGCTGGTGGTGGTGGATCTGGTGCAGAACTAGTTCCTGTCACTGGTGGTGTTACTGGTCTTGCTATCGAAGCAAAAGGAAGAAACTATACTGCAGAAGATATTACTCTTGTCATCTCTGGTGGAGGTGGAGGAGACGGTGCTACTGGTGTTGCTGAGGTAGAACAGTTTGGTAGTGTTACCAATATCAATATCAGTGATGCTGGAGAATTTTTTGAGACACCTCCTATTATTCAGTTAATTGGTGGAGGTGGATCAGGTGCTGAGGCAGAAGCTAAGATTAACCTCGGTGCTATTACAAGTATTGACATACTCAATCCTGGTGGTGGATATGTTAACCCACCAAGTGTTATCTTTACTAGGGATACTAACTTAATCAGGACACAGAGAAATAGAACCTCTTTAGAGGGAACAGTATACAACCTGACAGGTCTTATCCGTAATGCTACTGCATCAGATCAGACTTTCTATGTACAGACAACTAATGCATATTCAGGTTCTGGTAAGTTCCAAATAGGTGGAGAGATCATTAGATATACTGGTAAGACTGTTAATAGTTTTACTGGATGTACTAGAGGTATTAACTTCCGTTATGACCAAAGGGTTGTATTGGATACTCTGGCAGATCAGGGTGGTATATCTGGATATGCTTTTACTGTGTCAGACAGACTCAGAAGAGTAGAAGAGGATAAGTCCAATAAGGTTGCCATAGTATATGATTGGAACCCTGCAACTAGAGAACTATTCGTAACATTCGAAGTTGATGAATTAGCATTTATAGATGGTGGTCGTTCTAATGAAAAGACTGCTGTGATTCAGTTTATTGCTGGTGTTGCTAGTTCTTCTGGTACTGGTGTATCAGCACACGTCCTACTTGAGGATGTTAATGGTGTTATTATAACTTTCGAAGATCCTATTAGTACCTTAACTGGATTTGTCTTCGAAGATAACGATGAATTGGATGGTGCTGGTGATGGCATCATTGACCTGGTAAATACTGATACAGACTTTGCTGATGAAATTAGTTTAGATGGTGGTATTGCATCATCTCTATATGGTATTGAGGAAACTATAGGTGGTGAGAACACAACTCTGTTCCAACAGGGTGATCAGTTATATGATTCTAACTTAGTTCCACTAGTCTCTACTGTGTCTGCTGCTGGTGCTCTTGCTGATGGTATAGCACACAACGGAACTGCCATTATCATTGCGAAGTCATGGAATAGTGTTAACTATCAGATTGGTGAAACAATAACGGGTAACTCTACTGGAGTGACTGCCCAAGTTGTTTCATTTGATAATGATTATGCAACTGGTTATGTCAAATTAGAGGTAGATACATTAACTAATAATGGCAATACCTACAAGTTTACCACCTCCGACACACTTACTGGTGGAGGATCGGGTGCAACTGCTGTATTCTGGAAACAGGAGTTCACTAACCTAGTTAGAAACGAACCAGAATAAGTTTACTAAATATAAGGAAGGTATTAAAGCGTAATGGCACTTCTCACAGATCAATTTAGAATTTTTACTGCGGAGAGATTTATTAAGTCTCTAGAGGGTGCCGACCCATCGCAGTCCGACCTCGTGGCAGGAACCTCTAGGGACAGGTTATATGTTTTCATCGGTAGACCACAAGAGTGGGATAACGAGAACGCACCACCTACTCCAGTGGATTCATTCCAAGAGTTTTCAGACACTTTCTCTGATATGATATCAATGAAACGTGTTCTTGCTAACGACACGGTTCAGGTTGTACGTCGTATCGACTGGACACCCCCAGAACAAACTACTGGTGGTTTAGGTTATGTTTACGACATGTACCGTCACGACTACAGTTCTACTAAGACTGCATCGTCTGGTGCTACTAAACTATATGATGCTGACTTTTACGTAGTTAACAGTCAATACCAAGTATATAAGTGCATATATAATGGCACATCTCCTTCTGATCCCAATGGTAAACCTTCGACAGTGGAGCCGACAGGCACTTCCACAAGTATTATCACTACCTCCGATGGCTATCGTTGGAAGTATCTTTATACTATACCTGTTGGTCAGGTCTTAAAATTCTTCTCAAACGACTACATGCCTGTTCTCAGCGACGTTGCTGTTACTGGTGATGCAGTTGGTGGTGAGATTGATAGTGTTGTTATTCAGGCATCTGGTACTGGATATAACAACGGAACCTATGAGAACGTACCTATTAAAGGTGATGGTGTAGGTGGAAGGGTATCACTAGTGGTTGATGGTGGTAGAGTTGTATCTGCTACTGTTACATCTGGTGGATCTGGATATAACTTTGGTAAGATTATTATTGATGAAGTGAATGGTATTGGTGCTGGTACAGGTACTGGTGCTTCTATCGATGTTATTATTCCTCCTGACAGTGGTCATGGTGCTGAACCAGACTCTGAGTTGGGTGGTTATAGAGTTATGATTAACACGAAGTTCACCTACGATGAAGGATCAGGTGACTTCCCTACAGATAATGACTATCGTCGTATTGGATTGGTAATCAATCCTAAGCAATATGGTACTACAGAACTTACTTCTGCTATTACCCTATCAGGAACTAATGCTGTTATCTTCAGTCCTACTTTCACAGGACAGTTCCAAACTGATGAAATTGTAACCCAGTCCCGTACTGTTGGTGGTCAGCAAGTGACTGCTAGAGGTCGGGTCATTTCATGGAATGACACAACTAAAGTTCTTAAATACTATCAGAACAGAGTTGACGGTGTATTCCCTGAGATCACTGGTAACTTAACAGACTTTGAGGGTGGTAACCCTGTCGTAGGTGCTACTTCTGGTACATCTGCTGACCCAGACATCAACTTCCCAATTGTATCTGGAGCCTCCACACGTATTATTAATAACACTGAATATGACCTTGGTATGTCATTCACCAACGGATATGCCAAACCTGAGATCGAACCTAACTCTGGTGAGATCATCTACATAGACAACAGAGGAGCAATTTCTCGTGCTGGTGACCAAATCGAAGATATCAAGATCGTAATCGAATTCTAAAGAGATGCCACAGAATACTAATCTGAATATCGCTCCATATTTTGACGATTTCAGTAAAGACAAAAACTTTTATAGAGTTCTCTTCCGACCAGGATTCCCAATCCAGGCGAGAGAACTTACCACTATGCAATCGATTCTGCAGAATCAGGTCGAAGCAATGGGGCAGCACCTATTTAAAGAAGGTGCTATGGTCATTCCTGGACAGATTGGATATGACCTTAATGTACACTGTGTTCTTATACAGCAGGCATTTTTAGGAGTTGACGTTGAGACTTATCGTACTCAGTTACACGGAAAGATTGTTGAGGGTCTAACCACTGGCATCAAGGCTAAGGTTCTCTTCTCTATCCCTGCTACTGAATCAACTGCTGGTTATATTACATTCTATCTGAAGTATATTGAGTCTGGTGACACAACTTCAGATACTTCTACAAAGGTATTCCAGAACAATGAACAGTTAATTTGTGAAGAAGAATTAACGTTTGGTAATACTTTGATTGAGATTGGATCTCCATGGTCACAGTTACTACCAGTTGAGTCTGCAAGAATTGGTTCCACAGCATATATCAATGAAGGAGTCTATTTCATCCGTGGTCACTTTGTTGACATCATCTCTGCTTATATTATTCTTGATCAGTATACCAACAATCCATCCTACAGGGTGGGGTTTGAGGTATCAGAATCTATCATCACCCCAGAAGACGATCCATCCTTAACGGATAATGCGATTGGATCATCTAACTACTCTGCTCCAGGTTCACATAGGTTTAGAATTAAGACACAGCTTGTTAAGAAAGCAATTGCTGATGATACTGATAAGAACTTCATCGAATTGTTGCGTCTAAACAACTCTGTTGTAGAAAACTTTGTTGATCATACATCATACAACGAGATTGAGAAGTCTATTGCTCGTCGTACTTATGAGACACATGGTGACTATGTTGTTAATACCTTCGATGTTCGTGCTAGAGAGCACTTAGATGACTTCTTTAATAATGGTGTATATAAAGCAGGTGTAACATCTGCTGATGGTAATGTTGCTAGTGAAGAATGGTGTGCAATGGAGGTTGGTCCAGGTAAAGCATACGTTAAAGGATATCGTACAGAACTATTAGCAACTAACTATGTTGACTCACCTAAACCTCGTACTTTCTTAGGTCGTCAGAACCAAATTATTCCTATTGACTTATCACAGTCATGTGAGGTATATGATGTTTGGGGATGGCCAGAGATCTCTGGAGAAGGTGTAACTAACTGTTATCAGGTATTAGAATTACGTGATAGCTGGTCAGGTGCAGGTCCTTCTAACTCTGTACAAGGACAGCAGGTTGGTGTAGCAAGATGTTTACAACTTGAGGTTGATGGTACTAAGTATCGTCTGTTTATGTTTGACATACAGATGTTTACTGCGATTAACTTTGCAAACTCTCAGACAGTCAATGCTGGAGAGGTTCTAATTGGTCGTACATCTGGTGCTAAAGGATTTGTTCACAGTGGTAGTGGTGAGGCTGCATTGCTTCATCAAATATCTGGACAGTTCCAGATAGGAGAGGTTCTACTAAGAGATGGTAGAGTTCTAGACACTCTAGATGCAATCTATTCTTATGAGCAATCTGATATTCGTCAGGTAGTAGGTAAGGATGGTGCTACCGTTATCTTTACTGCATCATTAACTCTTAATGATGTTCAGTCACTTAGTGGTAATACTATTACTATTGATCAAGCAGGTGGTGCTGATATAGAAGGGTATGGTACTCGCCTATCAGCAGACATTCGTGCTGGTGAGGTTATATCTCCAACTGCTACAGACTTTAAAGGTTCTAAGTCATTACGTATTAAGAGAATTGACTATACAGATATAGGATATACTACTGCTAACAGAAGAGATGCTGGTACTGCTGTAGTATTTGATTTTGCTGCACAAAATGCAAAACTAGATACAAGTTTAACTAAAGGATCTATAACTGATGCTGAATATCAAGCAGGTCAGGTAGTTCGTTTACGTCCTTACTTTACTCAGAAACCAGTACAGGATGGAGAACTTGTGATTGACATGCCTAAGCAGGCAATTAAGTCAATTTCTGACGAATCATTTATCGTAATGAAGACTTTTGCTAACAAGCAGTTGTCATCTGGTGACGTTACATTCACACTTCCAGAAAACGAACAGTTCGCAACTCTAGATGGTGAGAACTATATCCTCACAGTCACACAAGGTGCTAACAGTAACACTGGATATGCGTGGGTTGTAGGTAGTGTATTGGATATAGAAGCAGAATCTGAGAAAGCGACACCTACACTTAGTGTAGCTTTTGGTGCTAACCGTCAATCCATGCAGATCACAGGCATGAACGATGGTTCTGGTGGTTCAGCGAACATATCTGAAGTAACACTAACTGCTGCTGTATCGGTTAATAATGTTTCTAAGAAGATTAAGACTGCTGCTAAGATGAGAACGATGAAAGTCGTTCGTACTAGGGACAATAATGATGTTCAGAACTATGGTCTAACATATGGTAACCTATATGGTACTCGTATCGAGGATGAAGAGATTTCATTCGCACTGAATGATGTCTATAAAGTTCATGCTGTCTTTGAGTCTGGGGATGAGAATGATGCTCAGGTTCCTTATGTTGTATTAACAGAGAACGTCTTCTTTGACAATGGTTCTGTTGTTGTTGGTAGAACATCTGGTGCTCGTGGTAGAGTTGTTTCCTTTAATTCCAACAACCTTAGACTATACATAGTTCCATTAAGTAGTGGAACCTTTAACTCAGGTGAAACTATTGATGGTTTTGATGATGATCTCAATGTTCTGGTTGGTGTTATTGATGACGCTGACGGTTCAGTAGAGAGAGGATCGAAAAATATTACAGCGAATTTTGATTTAGATTCTAACTATACATCCTATTTTTATAATGTTTCGAAACTTGTTAGGAAAGGTGGCACAGCAGAACCACGTAGAAAGTTGGCTGTTGTCTTCGACTATTTCATCCATGAAGCATCGGGTGACTATTTCTCTAACCAATCTTACTCTGGAATCGGTTTCACTGAAATTCCTAGATGGAGAGGTGAAAATAATAGTAAAGTCCTTACAGATAATATAGACTTTAGACCTGCTGTTGGTGAACTAGCATCTGGATCTGGTACTGTAGAGCAACCCTACTATGTCAATTGTGTAAGTTTAGACTTTGACTCAAGAGTATTCACTAGTACTGGTGGTGCTGGTGGTTCTACTATCTTTAATATACCTAAGGTAGAAGAACAGTTCCGTTGTGACTATGAATACTATCTACCAAGGCAAGACAAATTATTCATGACCCATGATGGGGATCTGAAACTATCACAGGGTGTACCTGCTGAAGATCCTCCAGAAGCAGACGATCTTGACAATGCTATGATGATAGCAAAGATACGTTATGCTCCTTATGTTTATGATGTAGATGAAGATATTCTCATATCACTACACCAGCAACGTCGTTACACGATGGAAGACATCGGTAACATGGATAGACGTTTGCAGTCTGTTGAGTATTATACTTCTCTTACTTTATTAGAGAATGATGCAAGAAACGTAAAGGCATTTGATGCTGATGGTTTTGACCGTCTGAAGAATGGTTTTATGGTGGATGACTTCACCGATCATGGTACTTCAGATACTGATAATATTGACTATAAGTGCTCTCTTGACTTTACTGAGGGTGTACTACGTCCTTCACACTATACAACTAACGTTGCATTAGAGTGGAGTTCTGCTCTGTCAACTAATGTCAATAAGCCTGTTGCTAATATTTTGACACTTCCATATACGGAAGCGATGATTATTAACCAACCATATGCTTCACGTATGGAGAACGTTAACCCATTTAACGTCTTTACCTTTATTGGTCGTATTGACCTAACTCCAGCATCTGATGACTGGACTGATACACGTCGTGCTCCTGTTCGAGTAACATCTATCGAAGGTAACTTCCAAGCAACCCGTCGTAGATTGCGTGTGAACCAGCAAGGTTTTGCACCTGTACAGTGGAGAGGTTGGAGGACTGCATGGACTGGTACTCGTAGATCAGGTACTAGAACGTGGAGAGAACAAACATTTGCTCGTGGTGTACCTCGTCGTGTGTTACGTGGTGAGACTATCACTACTACCCGTCGTCAGGTAAGGAGTGGTGTTAGAACTCGTGTTGTACCAAGGATTGATAGAAGATCCTTAGGAGACAGCATTATTGATAGTACATTTATCCCATGGATTCGTTCTAGGAACGTATCATTTGATGTACAAAGAATTAAGCCAAAGACAAGAATGTATGCATTCTTTGATGGTGATCAAGTAATTAATTACGTTACACCTAAACTGATTGAGATCGTTAAGAACTCTACAGAAGACACCAGAACTAACGAAACACCTTTCGTTATTGGTGAGACAGTTATTGGTGTAACATCTGGATCAAGATTTAGGGTTGCTGCTCCTAACAATGGATTAAGCACTAACCCATATAGTCAAACAAATAATGCATTACCAGACTCATATGCATCACAGACTGATATCATAAACGTTGATACTGAAGTGATGGCAAGGACTGTCTCTCCTGATTATTATGGTAACATTGCCATTGGTGAGATCCTAGTAGGTCAGACCTCAGGTGCACGTGCTGTTGTTAAAGACCGCCGTCTGATGTCAGACTTGACTGGTAATATGCACGGTGTATTCTTTATACCTAACCCACAGAACAGTTCTAACCCACGTTGGGCAACTGGTAGTAGGGTCTTCCGTCTATCGTCTTCTGACACAGATAGCAGACTTCCTGGTGCAGTTGATTCAGCTGCTGAGGCAGAATATACAGCAAGAGGTACACTTAATACTGTACAGGAAAATATACTTGCTGTTAGAAATGCACAGATTGTTAGAGATACTGTTAATGATCGTCGGACAGTTCGTTCTGTTCGTACCAATGTTAGACAGGTTGGTTGGTGGGATCCACTTGCACAATCATTCCTGCTTGAGGAAGAGGGTGGTACATTTGTTACTGGTGTAGACATCTACTTCGGTACTAAAGATAGTAACATTCCTATCTCTATGCAGATACGTCCTATGGAGAATGGTTATCCAACTAAGGATATCTTACCTTTCTCTGACGTTACTATAGAACCATCAGGTGTTGAGATATCAGAGAACGCATCGATTGCTACGAGGTTTAATTTCCCTGCTCCTGTTTATATTCCAGCATCAGAAGAACATTGTTTTGTATTGTTCTCCGACTCTAACGAGTATAAGGTATGGATATCTAGGATGGGTGATATTGATATCACTGGTACTAGAACTATATCTGAGCAGCCATATGCTGGTGTTCTGTTTAAATCACAGAACGCATCTACGTGGACTGCTGACCAGTATGAAGACCTTAAGTTCTCGTTATATCGAGCACAGTTTGACACCAGTGTTACAGGTCGTGCTATCTTTAATAACACCAAATTAGGTCTGGCAAATGACGGAATATTAAGTTTGGTAAATAATCCTGTAACAACGATTAAACCAAAACAGTTAATCACCCTACCTACAGGCACAAGTTACAACTTTACAGTTGGTGCTCGTATCATACAAAACCCATCATCTGCTTCTGCAACTGTTGTAGAATTTGATGCTGCTGCAAACCCACAGACTATACTGGTAACAGATATTGTCGGAACGTTTGCTCAGGGTTTCATTGATGGTAATGGTGATCCCTTCCAGAGTCTTAAGTCTTCACAGGGTACTGCAACCATAGTCATGTCCACTGTTAACAACGGTGTATTTGAGGTTGGTGATGTAATCACAGGTTCTTCGTCTGGTGCAACTGCAATCGTAACCAACTATGTAAGTGGAACCTCAACTATTACAGCGAATTATGTTGACAGTGAGTTTGATGTATCAAACGACACCCTATCAGAGCCTGGCGGAGTTTCTGGTACTTTGTCTAGTGCTTCCTACGGCGGTGACAGCTATATCGCCTATCCCGCTTTAACACCTGCACCTAGGACTACTGATAAGAAGATTCAGATCTTCCATCCTAACCATGGTATGCACAATCGTTCTAACAATGTAACGATTACTGGTGTTGAGTCTGAAGTACCACAAACAACATTAACTTCTACACTGTCATCTACAGCAACTTCTATTAGTGTTCAGGAAGCAGGTGGTTTCCATAAGATCATTAATGGTCAGAACATTGGTAACACTAATCAAGGATATATTAAGATCGTTGCTGCTTCAGAAGCGACTCCGATGTCTGCTATTCCTGGAGAAGATGAAGCAACTGAGGCATGGAGGAATTGGAATCCAGAGCATGAAATTATTGCTTACAGTACAATAAATGATACTGGTACTACTATAACTGTTGCTACCTCTGGTAGAGGAGCAGCATCTACTGCAGCAAAAGAATGGCCATCAGGTAGTGTAGTTTATTGCTACAACCTTGACGGTATTCCTTTGACAGAAATCAATAAGGTTCATACTGCTATAGATGATCCTACACTTGATTCTTATACATTAGCAACTACTTCTATTTCTACTGTTGGTATTCGTGCAGGTGGTGCTGGTACTACTGCAACTCAGAACGTACCGTTTGAGATGATTACTCCTACCATCCAAGTGATGAACTTTAAGGAGACTTCCATCCAAGCATCTGTTAATACTACTTCTGGTACATCAATAGGTACTGGTGGTACTATTGCTGACCAAGCATCATTTATTAATAATGGTACATATGATATCATTCAGATTAATGAAGAGAATCAGTATGATAATCCAAGGATTATCTGTTCACAGATCAATGAAGATAATAAGCTAGAGGGTAATAAGTCCTTCATTATGAGAGTTGATATGCAAACTGAGAAGGCAAACCTTACTCCAGTTATTGACCTAGACCGTGTGTCTGCTATTACCACAAGTAATAGGGTCAACAGTTGGCCAGGTGGTGCTCAAGTCCTAGGACTTCAGTCTGAGATTGATACTACTTCTAGTGTTTCTTTACTCCCATCTGGTGATCAGAACGAAGCAGTTTACTTGACTAAGATTGCTAAACTGTCCAATATCTCTCGCTCCATCAAAGTGATGATTGCTATGCAGAGATTTGGTGATTCCAATATATCACTCTATTATAGAGTACAGAAACCAGGCTCTGACAAGGCAATGCGTGACATTGGTTTTGTTGCTATACCTATTCCTGATGTTGGATCAAGTAACGTTGGTGAGGAAGAGTGGGAAGATTTTGAGTACACTGTAGAGGGTGAGGAATTCCAAGCATTCCAAATTAAGATTGTTATGAAGTCTACCAGTCAAGCGAAAGTACCTCTAATTAAAGACTTCCGTGCCATTGCCTTTGCTTCATAATGACTGCTTTTACTGGAAAAAGATTTGTACCCGTCGAGGGTGATGAAAACAAAGGATACTGTAGGGATACAGAGTCCAATGCTATCGTAATGACCGATACAGACGAGTACTCTAAATACATGCAGTCTTATAGTGAAAGACAGAAATCTAAACGTAATTTCACCTCTTTACAAAAGGAAGTGAATGAACTAAAATCAGATATGTCTGACATAAAAGGACTACTATTGCAATTAGTAAAGGAGAAACAATGATGCCTGCTGACGTGACGGAGCAACAATCCCCAGAAGAACTACTACAACAGTTCAGGGATCGTTATAATACCCTCCAAGGAGAAACACAAAAATTACAACAAAAGATTCGGGATAATGAATCTACTGCTCTAAAACTCTTGGGAGCAATAGAAACTTTAGAATACTTACATCCCCCTGCAGAGGAACCTCCAACGGAGACACCAGCAGAGACCACAACTGAATAAACCTAGAGTCCCTCTGGGACTCTTTTTTGTAGCATAAATAAACAAGAGACCAGTGACTAGCTAGCGTTACTTACAAATGGCAAATAGAATACAATTAAGACGTGACGGTGCACAGCAGTGGGCTAACGTCAATCCAATCCTTGCTCAGGGTGAGTTGGGTATCGAATTAGATACTTCTCGACTGAAGATAGGAGATGGTGTAACCCCATGGAACTCACTTAAGTATGAGCGTCCACTAGAAACAGAATCGAACACTGCTAATACACTTGTTAAGAGAGATGCTGACGGTAACTTTGAGGCAGGTGCCATTACTGCTTCACTTATCGGAAACTCTGCTACTGCAACTCGTCTCGCTTCTGCACGTAGTTTCACCTTAACAGGTGACATGTCTGGTTCTGCTAGCTTTGATGGATCAGCAAACATTAATATTACTGCAGAATTAAACTATCAACCTGGATTACCACACTACGATCCTAATAATTTATCTGCTACTGGTACATATACACAATTAGTAATTGACTCTAGAGGTCGTGTTGTTACAGGTAGTACTCCAACGACTTTGACTGCTTATGGTATTGCTGACGCTCAACCATTAAACGGTGAGTTGACATCTCTATCATCCATGTCGGGATTTGGTTTCATATCACGTTCTGCAGATGACACTCTAGTCAATAGACAGATCGTTGGTAGTGCTGCTCGTATATTAGTTGCTGATGGTACTGGACAAAGTGCTAACCCAACTATAGACTTAGCAGATACCACTGTTGTTGTGGGTAGTTACAACCCTGTTGGTAACTTAGACACACCATTGGTGTCAGTAACTTCGGGTGATGAGACAGTTAACACAACCAACTTTACGGTTGATAGATATGGTCGTTTAACGGCTGCCACTACGTCTGCTATTGCTACTGCTACACAAGGTACAGAAGCAGCAGCGTATGATAATGCTACAGTATATGCAAGAAATGCACAGGTCAAAAACTCAAGTGATCGCTTGTATCAGGCTATCCTTGCTATTAACGCTGGTGGCGGTGAACCGAGTCACACGGACACCTCCGATACAGGCTCTTGGAGATATCTCGGATCTGCTCTAAGTGCTCAGAAAGGACTAGCAGCATTTGATCAAGAAGATTTTGATGTAACTACTTGGTCTGCTGGTAGTGATGAAGGTGGTTTCGTTAAGATTGCTGATGCTGGTGTAGATAATAACCAGTTACAGAACAGTAGAGTATCATTTGCTGATGGGAATTCTAAAGAAGACTTCGATTTAGATCAGGAGTTAACAGCAACTACTGGTTATAGAGGTTTTAATTACTTAAACTATGCCAAGATCAACGATACTTCGGGCAACCTCCTCTTCAGTGCTAATAATACTGGTGATGGTGGTGCTGGTGAAGTTGATATTAATGTAAGAACTGTCTTAAGTGATGCTGATATATTCCTAGATGGTGCTTTAGATCAGTTAATAGAGAAGAATGGAGACGGTAGTCTTCAGGTTAAAAATACACAGAATAGTTCTGACGATAGATCATTTAACATCTATTCTACCAACAGTGGAGCTGGTAAGGCATCACTAAACCTTATTGCTGATGATGGTATAACACTTCATGCTACTGATGCATCAGGTGGTTATCAGCATGGTCGTGTATGTTTTGAGGCATTTCACACCAAGCAGAATGTACTAGCGTGTGATCCTGTAGGTAACCTTATACTTGACCCCAATGATACTAATGATGCATCATCTGGTGTTGTTGAGATCTGGGGTGACCTCTTAGTTCAGGGTACAACTACTACAGTTAACAGTACCACATTGACTGTAGATGATCCTATTATTACATTAGGTGGAGATACTGCACCTGTTGCAGATGATAGCAAAGATCGTGGTGTAGAATTTAGATATTATGACACACAAGCAAGACTCGGATTCTTCGGTTGGGACGAGAGTTACACAAACGCTAACCTATGGTCTGGCACTGGCGGGATTAGGTTCCTCTACAACGCCACTAACTCCTCTGAAGTTTTCTCTGGCACTGACGCTCCTCTCATTGCTGGCAACCTCGCACTCACAACAAACACAGGATCCACCTCGACGACGACTGGGACTCTGGTAGTCACTGGTGGTGTAGGTATATCAGAAAAAGTAAATGTTGGTGACACAGTAACTATTGCTGGTCAGACAGAAGTTAATAATAATGTATTACTTAAGGCAGATAATAAGTCATTTAATATACAGACTGCTGCTGGAGTAGATAAGTTTACAGTTGATTCTGATAATGGTAATACCGTTATCGAAGGTACACTTGATGTACAACTAGAGTCAACAGTAACCGACAATCTCTATGTACAAGCAGACGCTAAAGAATTTGCAGTTAAGAATGCTGCTGGCAACACTCAGTTCGTTATCGATTCCGATAATGGTAATACAATTACTGAGGGGACACTTAACGTTAAACTTGGCGTTGACTTTGACACGACACTCAATGTTGATGGTAAGGCAGACTTTAACGCAGACCTTGAGATAGATGGTGACATCACTTCCCATAATGATATAACCATTGATACTACTGGTAAGTGGTTAAAACTCAATAATGGAAGTGATGATAAGTTCACTGTATCCTCCACAAATGGTAACACAGTTATAGAAGGTACGTTAAACGTAACTAGTGCTACTACACTCGCTAACAACTTCACCGCTAATGGTGGTTTGACAACTATTGGTGATGCCAATACTGATGTCTTCACTGTTAACTCAGTCACTACGTTCACTGATAACATCACTGTTAATGGAACAGTAGACTTTGACACCACTCTCAATGTAGATGGTGCGGTTGACCTGAATAACACCGTAACGATAGATGGTACAACTACTATCTACGACGATGTTATTTTCCAAAGCGACAATAAAGTTTTTAACATAAGGAACAATGCGGCTCAAACACAGTTTGCCATTGATTTTGATAATGGTAACACTGAAATTGGTAGGAACGGTCTGGGTTCTGCAACGGTTGGTCTTCTAACCGTTCATGGTGACACCCTATTAAACCGTGACTTAGTAGTTGACGGTGATACTACTATTGGTGATGCCTCTGGAGACTCTCTAACAGTCAACGCAACCCCAACATTTAATGCTAACGTCTCTCTTGCTACTGGAGTTGACCTTACTGTTGGTGGTAACGCTACTGTAGATGGTAACCTTGTAGTACATGGAACTACAACTACAGTGAACAGCACTGTGGTGACATTAGATGATCCTATTATTACCTTGGGTGGAGATACTGCTCCTGGTTCTGATGATGGTAAGGATCGTGGTGTTGAGTTCAGATACTATAGTGGTTCTGCTAAGGTGGGTTGGTTCGGTTGGGACAACTCTGCTAGTCGTTTTGCACTCTTTAATGATGCAACTAACTCTAGTGAGGTCTTCGATGGAACTAGATCAGGTATCGATGCTGGTAGTTTAAAACTCTTTAACACTACTAATGCTACTAACTCTGCTACAGGTACTCTAATAGTTGGTGGTGGTGCTGGTATTGGTCTTGACCTATTTGTTGGTGATGATCTAACAGTTACAGATGATGCTTCTATCGGTGGAAACCTTGATGTCACAGGAGATTTCGATCTAACTGATGACTTTAGAATTAATACTGCTAAGTTTACAGTTGCTGCCTCTACTGGTAACACTGTTATTGCTGGCACAGTCCAAGTAGATGGTAACGCAACCATTGGTAACGGATCAGGAGATCAGCATAGCGTTACTGGAACAGTAACCTTTAACCAAGCAATTACATCAACAGACATTACTGCTGATAACATTAAGATCGGTGTTGATGCTGCTAATGAGATAAGCACAACTACAGGTAACTTAGTTCTTGACTCTGATGGTGGTACAGTTAATGTCACTGATGACCTAGACGTAGACAACAATCTAAATGTTGATGGAAACGCTAAAGTCGATGGTACTCTTACAGTTGATGGTAATGCCACTATCGGTAATGCTTCTGGTGACGCACACAGTGTTACTGGAACAGTTGCCTTTAACCAAGCCATTACCTCGACAGATATTACTGCTGATGATATTAGGATCGGCGTGGATGCTAGTAACGAAATTAGTACAGTTACTGGGAACCTTGTCTTAGACTCTGCTGGTGGTAAAGTACACATCACAGACAATGCTGAGGTAGATGGAACGTTCCAAGTAGATGGAAATGCTACTATTGGATCTTCTTCTAGTGATACACATAGTGTCACAGGTACGGTTCAGTTTAACCAAGCATTAACTACAACAGATATCACGGCTGATAACATTAAGATCGCTGTCGATGGTTCATCTGAAATTAGCACTAGCACTGGTGACTTCACTATAGACTCTGCAACTGGTGAGACTATAGTCGATGACAACCTCACTATAAATGGAACTCTTGACGTTGATGCATTAACTACGATTACTGATTCGTTTAACGTTAAGGCAGACAACAAATTACTTACAGTACAGACTGGATCTGCTGCAACAGTATTCAGTGTTGATACTGACAATGGTAATACTGACATCCAAGGAACTCTGGATGTTAATGGTGCAACAACCATTACCAACACACTTAATGTCACACAGGCAGTAGACCTAGACACTACACTGAATGTAGATGGTACTGCAACAATACAGGATGACTTGATTGTTAAGTCTGATGCCAAGTACTTTAAGGTGCAGACTGCTGCTGGTGCAGATAAGTTTACAATTGATACTGATAACGGAAATACCGTTACAGAGGGAACTCTAGATGTAAATGGTGCAACGAATGTCACCAATACATTAGGAGTAACTGGACTTACATCCCTCACCAATAACACTAACCCAACATCACTATCTGGCAATGCTGCTTTGATGGTAACTGCTGGTGGTGTAACTGTTGACGAAGATGTATACGTTGGTTCTGATCTATTCTTAGGACCTAACGCTGCTACTACTATCACTCTAAACGGTGCTTCTGGTAATGCCAACTTTGGAGGAACCCTTGATGTAACAGGTACTTCCACACTAACCACAGTCAATGCTTCCAGTGTAACCACAACTGCTGGTGTAACAGTCGGTGGTTCTATTATCGTTAACTCTACTAAGTTCACAGTTGCTGGTGCAACTGGTAACACAGTTATTGACGGTACTTTAGATGTTAACGAAGCAACAACAGTCACTGCTGACCTTAATGTAACAGGTGCAGTTGACTTTGATACTACTCTGAATGTAGATGGTAACTCCACATTCAGTGGAACTATCACACAGAACAGTACATCACTCTTTAAAGATGATGTTGTACTAAGAGGATCTACTAAGACATTAAAACTTCAGAATGGTTCTAGTACAACTAAGGTAGAACTACAATCCACCTCAGGTAACATTATTGCTGCTGGATTAACCACAACTAATAGTCTTGACGTAACAACCAACACCACCATTGGTGGCACACTCGGTGTAACGGGACAGATCACTGGTAATGTAACTGGTGCTCTGACTGGTAATGCTGATACTGCAACTCTAGTTGGTATTACAGACACTACCTCATCAAACTTAACTTACTATCCTGCATTCGTTTCTTCGAATACAGGTAATACTGAGGTACGTACAGACTCTACTAACCTTACCTATAACCCATCTACTAACAGACTAACAGTTAGTAACTTCAGATCAACTACTGACTTTGAGGTTCAGGGTAACTTAACCATTACTGGTACGATTACATACGGTCAGTCACAGGTTGGTAGTATTGCTAACCACGACACTGATGATCTATCAGAAGGATCAGCGAACCTATACTTCACTAATGAGAGAGTTGATGATAGAGTCGATGCCCTAATCACAGGTGGTACAGGTATTACTGCGACTTATGATGACGCAGGTAACATCTTGACCTTGAGTACTACTCAGGCAGATATTAATACCGACAATGTTACTGAAGGTTCCACCAACCTATTCACAACTGCTGCAAGAACTAGAGGACACTTTACATATGGTACTGGTATTACTCACAGCGGTGGTACTCTTTCCGTTACTCAGTCTGATATTGATACCGACAATGTAACTGAAGGATCTACTAACCTCTTTACTACTGCTGCTAGGACTCGTGGACATTTAAGTGTCTCTGGAGATCTAGCATACAACGCATCTACTGGTGTATTCTCATACACAACTCCAACTACTATCGCATCTCTATCCAACCATGATACAGATGATGTAGCAGAAGGATCAAATCTATACTATACAGATGAGAGAGTTGATGACAGATTAAATGCTGTTATCGTTGCTGGTACTGGTGTTACTAAGGTCTATGACGACGCTGCAAACACTTATACATTATCTGTTACTCAAGTCGATATCAATTCTGATAA